CAATCGGAATGTGACATTCATACTGATTGCCGTCAAAGCAAGCGTTTCTTGCTTCTGTAGATGCCGATATGATGTTATTAGCAACTTTATACTCATAGAGAGCCAGCTTATCAAGGAATGGGTTATAGGATATATCGGTATCTTCCCGAATACCCATGCCATAGGTATCTGCACCCTTATCTGCCGTATACAGAGTGATAGGGTCGGCAGTGATATGCAATATAGAGTTCGTTCTATAATCATACAGGTCAGCTTCGAATTGCAATTGCTGCTTATCATTACTTGAAAGATTCCTCTTTATAGTAAGCGAACCACGATTAGATGTATTGCTTGTATCAATGCTATACTTACCGCTCCAAAAATTAATCTTAGATATGTCCTTCCATTCCGTGCCCGTAGAAACCTTCCATACCATATTGGCAAGAGACATATTCGACTGCTTGCTATCCCATGAATCATCCTTTGCCGTAGCATTGACTTGTGGGTAGGCAATACACTCAAAGCCGCTCTGTGTTCTGTCGGGGAAGAATTTATCACCCGACATGGTCTGCATGAATGGAGACTTAGGCGATGCGCACACTACTGATACAGAAACGTCCAAAGGGGCGAATTTTCTATTCGCCTTATTACTAACTATTGGCATAAGCGTTCCTCCTAATCATCAACTGTTAAATACGCATCTGCTGACACCGATACACCGATGATATTATTATTCTCATCAAGGGTATCAGCATTCCTCACAATAAATCCGTCACTGACATTCTTAGCCCAAGTCATTGTCTCTGAGCGTTTATTCGCTATTTTACCATTGTTATCGGTGAAGATAACGAAAGTAACATTGCCAGTTATAGCCTTCGGTACTTTACCTGTCTCGCAGTTGGTAACGATACAGCGAAACGTCTGATTACTATCTTCATCAACCTGTCCTACCGAATTAAGAGCAAGCTGATAAATATCAGATATATCATCAATGCTGATACCTGTTCTATACACGGCAGCACCATCAACAATGAATTCGAGGACGAAGAGTTGATGGCTGTCTACATAGAGTTTGTCCAAATCTCCTGTCTTGTCTCTGTGAATAGTGATTCCGCTTGCCGGATTATTGTAAGTACCAGCGAGGTCTGTTCCGCTGCCACGATATAGATTAATTGTATAAGAAGAAACCTCTCCACCTGCGGAGTTGAACAGCCAAGGTCTGAGGGTAGCTTCTGTCTGTCCCTTGCTTAATACCGTGGTATCAGCCGACACGCCTCCGAAATAAGATGAGCCACCCAACATGGACACCAATATATCTATACTCTTAGACATCGGATAGATACTGGCTCCCATCACGGCATCACCCGAATATGTAAGCGTATCGGAATCTTGGTTTACCTTTGATGCGAGGTCTGCGATAATAGCGAGTGAACCATCCGCATGATAGAGCTTGAATCTGCCATCTACTGTGGAAGTCTCCCATCCTGTTCCACTAAAGCCGAAACCTAAATCCTTGCCATTGTAAGCCCATGCGTGATTTGTTAATGTCACGTTATTTTTGCGTGCAGAGCCTACAGTCGGTGTAATGACTGGGTGTATTCCGTCTTCACTCCATTTAGGAGAGACGGTAAACGTGTCTGGGTTCAAACCCTGAAAGAGCGGAACGCCATTCGTTTGCAGATTGATGGATAACGTGTCACCCTTCGGTGTTCTTCTGACCGCTGCAACAGCAGAAAGATGTATTTCCTTTCCCATATTTTAATCTCCTATTTTTTAAACTTTAATATATTCTTGATGTATTTTGCCTGTTGTGGTGGTTGCGGTGAATATAAATTTTGCAGTATCTCCTTTGCCTATATCGTCTTCTGTGCCATCATTAGACCACACTATATCTATTGAGCCATTGAAATTCTTAACCTTATCCTTAGTCGCCCAAGCAGCATCATCTAAGGAATCATTGGTTTTGCGTGTCACCTTCCATGATGCTACTCCGTTTGATACATCCTTATCACCAAGCATTAACTTGCAAGTAACGTTGTGTGTCTCGCCTATAGCAATTCCGCTATTGACTATATCCGTATATAGGTATAGCTTTGGTGTATACACGTTGGTTGTAGCCTTCCAATAAGGCGAATCCTCAGATGGTTCATCGGTCGTGGTCTGTCCTTCTGGAGAGATACAAAGCCATCTTGTGCCAAGCCATGTAACCTCATCATAGTAGCTGTATTCCGTACCTTCCTTCCAATCACCACGATAGACTGGAGTCCAAATCTTCTCTCCATCAACGGTGGTTATGTGGTAGTACTTTGACACGATGTTGATACCATCGAAGGAAACGTCAAAGATAGACTTGTCCTTCAGCGAGTATGTATTGATACCCCTATACATAGTGAACCTAGGTGCAGAATCGCCTTCGGTCTCCATCATCAGAAGGTGCTGTCTGCTTTTATCACTTCTGTTACCCATGAGGACGATGGTATCTCCTACAGCAGGGTTATCCGAGCCTTCCATGCAATTATCCTTCGCTATCTGAATCCATGCGAACTTCTTTCCGTCATAGAGCTCGTGACCTTCTTCATCGGTGATTACCTCATTCTCGGTTGATACCTTTGTGACAAGTCTCCAATAGTCCCTGTTGCTGACGTTCTCATAGACACCAGGTGCTATGTTGAACGTCTTACACCTAACTTGGTCTTCCACCTTAAATGAGTTGATTGTTGAGGTCGTTCCATCATCAGCGAGGAGATAGCACTTCCATGCAATCATTTCATTCGTTGTCTCGCTATATACTTCCTTGATGTAGCTTATCTTGCCAGCAGCAGGGGAGAGGACGATATTACCACCAACGTAGCTGAGTTCACGTATCAAGAGGGTGTTGAAAATTGCCTTACCCCATACTATCAAATCCGTAAGCAACATTTGAAACTTACCATCGCTTCGTTGCTTAATAGCAAAACCGCTCTGCTCTGCTTCGTTAAAGTCGAGTGACTTCAAGAGATTCACCAAGACACTAGAGAGGATAGCGTTACCACTTCCGTCTATGCTAAACTCATTTGAGTCACCGACAAGCAACCCCTGCAAAAACTTCTGCACCTTCTCCCAAGTGATAGTGCCATGGGCCGTATCATCCTTATCCTTGGCAAGGAAATGCTTCACACCGAACTGACCGAGATAATGAGGGGTAACTACGGTATCGTCGCTTGTTTCCAGGGTGCCGTTGCTGTCAGCCACGCCCTTCAGTTCATGCCCACCCAGGAAAAGACTGGTTACGCGAGCTACCTTTGCCGACAATTCATTAAAGTTTGCCTTCAGAATCTCCTTGAGGAAGGTAATGGTATCTGATACGGAATTATACCGCCACCATGCGCCTTCTCCACCACTGGCTATAGCCTCGTCGGTAGCCAGTTTTCCGCAATCAAAATGCTGTTCCCATTCTCGCTTTCTGGTATTGTCGGCATCGGTTTTTACAGCAGATATGATACCGCCTGTAAAGATATAGTAATAAGCCTCATTGCCTATCTGCACACCTTCAGTTCCTGAAGATGGAATAGTCTTACCGTATATATCTATCTTCTGACCAGGGAACACGACGGTAGCCTGGTTATTATCGGTGGTAGACTGTCGTGGAATGGCGATATACACATACTTCCGTTTGCTATCGGGGAAGATAGAAGGATAGGCAGCAAGCGTCCAGCGCTGATAGTTGTGACCGGCATCATAGCCCAAGCCTGGCACATCGCTCATATAGCAGAGGACTGAAGCGCCCGATACTACACTACACTGGATGTAGTCAGGCTCTCCCATCGAATTTAGCTGGATAGAGAGCGCAGTGCTCGAGATCCAATAATTTGTATTTTTTGCTTCTGTTGCCATTTTTTTGTTTGGATTTTTATTTATTTATAAGGCAAAGATAAAGGTTTTCGCTTTTTTAGTGGGGACAAAAAATGTTGAATGGGATTTTTAAATGTTGAGTGTTGAGTGTTGAATGTTGAATGTTGAATGTTGAATTGCCTAACGGACTCAACGGCGTTAGCCTAAATCAACATTCAACATTCAACACTCAACATTAATAAAAACATTCAACACTAAATAAGCGGGTTGCCGTTAATGCCTAGCTTGGCAGTAAAGGAAACGGAATACATATTTTTGTTGGTTTCGTCCTTGATGGTTATCTCGTCTTCAAGACTGATAGTGCAAGGAAGCCAGGCAGCATTCGCTTTCAGCCATACGTGCTTAGACATCAGAAACTCGTGAAGATACCACTGCTGCCATGACTTGGTGAGCGGGTCGCTCTGATAGAGCCAACTTTCACGATCATTCTGCTTCTGAATAGCCGAACGGGAGAACTCATTGAAGGTTTCCTGAATAGCTTTCGTATATTGTGTGCTCTCGACACTCATCTTCTGAGAATAGGATTTCGGCACGCTGATACTCTCCAGGCAACCGAAGCGGTTAATGAAACGGAAGGTGGTACGGTCTTCAGCTTCAGAGGATGGTAGAGCATAGATCGAGTGCCCCTGAATACTCTGCGCACCTTCCTTCGTGATTTCCTGCTCCCTAGATACAGGGGCGGTCAGTGAACTGCTGGTAGCTAAGTTCTGCCCTGCGCTATAGGAGACAGGATAAACAAAGCTCTCGCCTACAACGGCTATTTCGGGGGTATCAGTCGGTTTGCAGGAGAGAAGGGTGACTGCCTTCGTTACGCCCGATTTCAATCGTTCTATATCGCTGAAGGCTCCGGCTATGCAGCGAAGGTTGGTTTCACCTTTATTCTTCGAGCCATCAGCTGGATAATAGACCTCGCCTACACCGGTATGCACCTCGCCGTTGTTATCCATATACTCATCGTAGGCTTTGATGTACCAGCTTACTACCGGATAGGTAGATGGAGTAGCAGTATACTTATAGCTATCCAGCGTAATGCGGAGAGCAGAGGATATATCGAGCGATACATCTCTGCCCTCAGTAGTAACGGGGATAGTGAGCTTATTGGCTTCATAACTGCCCGTACCATCATCGAAATGCACTTCCACGATGACCCGATGAAAGGATGGATTCGTAGCCACAGAAGGGGTGATGGTAAAGGTTATCGGGTTTCCTGCAAAAACAGAACCCGATGTGAGATTGATTTTCTGCGCCATAGTTATTTAGTGTTGAGTGTTGAATGTTGAATGTTGACTTTCAGCTCGGTGAGCGCAATTACATCAGAAACGAGCTTGCAATCTTTCGCCTCTTCCGGGGTAATCTTGATATGGAACATCATTTCCACCTGCTGGATCATATCGAGAAAATCAATAGACTCCAGTTCTACCTCGTCACGAAGATTAGAGTGCTCTGTTACCTCGTGTTTTACCCATTCAGTTTTCACGCTGTTCACGATAGTGATAATGCGAGAGGTTATTTCTTCTTTTTTCATAACTATGCTTTTGAGATAATAAAGGATGAATTGGTGCCGCCAAAGCCGAAGGCATTACAGAGGATATGATGAGGGGAGTAATACTTAGGACGCATTACCAGATTGAGGGATGGGAAGGCATTCTCCTCGGTAGTGGCTGCATGGAACAGACGACCGTATGTAAGCATGATGGTAGCTTGCACGGCTTGCGATACACCTGCCATCCAACACTCGTGACCCGTCATACCTTTTGTAGCTACTACGTTCGGACAGATAGGGAAGATCCTCTCTATTGCCTTCGCCTCGGCTTCATCGCCCATCGGTGTACCCGTAGCATGAGCAAGTACTACGTCTATCATACCTTCGTCCAATCCTGCGTCCTCGATAGCATTCAGCATCGAAACTTCTTCCTGATAGCTATCAGGGGTAGTGATAGCTTTTCCATTGGTAGAGAAGCCATAGCCGGAAAGGGAAGCGAATGAATGCACCTTCTCTTCTTTCAATCGAAGACTATCCGATGATTCGAGGATGATGCAGGCTGCGCCACCAGATGGTGCCAATCCGTTTCTGCCTTTACCAAACGGCTGCACCTTATCAGGCGAGAATACGCCCAGGGCATCAAAAGCTTCCATGCAATATAGAGATTCGCATTCCTGTGCACCAATTACAATTACCATTTCCGTCTGCTTGCTATCGAGCAACATCTTGGCAAGACCGATGGCGTGACCACCTCCTGCACAAGCTGCGCTTACAGTGAGCGACAAGCCGTGAATATGGAGGATGGATGCCAGGTTCATGCTGATGGTGGAATTAAGTGAACGGAACAGGGTTGTTACCGGAAGTCTACGATTAGAGATGTCCTTTTTCACGTGAAAGACCACATCTTTGCTTTCGTAACATTCAGAGTCGTTGCTTACGATGATTGATACATTATGGTTTTCAAGGAACTCTTTGCCAACCTTCGCTTCCTTCAAGGCTTCAAGTACGGCTTCGAGGACGTAGAAGCCGTGAAGGGGCATGCACTCGTGTTGCGCACGGGTGAGAATATTGTGGTAATCTTCTTCCCAGCTTGGTACATTACCACACAAATCGGAGTTATAGTTATCACGAAGTTCATCGTGATGCAAGCCGCATTTGCCCTGATAAAGGTTCTTGGCTACTTCTTTTGTATTTCTGCCCATGGCAGAAATAATACCGGTTCCGGTAATCAATATCTTTTTATCCATTTTACTATTCTTTTTATGTTATAAAACATATTTTCTATTTAAAAGCTTTTGCCCTTACAGGGCGACATAAACTACATTCTATATACCCAGGGTGTTGCCCTGGGCTAGGAGCTTCTGCCCTTACAGGGCGTACACTGTTAACTCAACCTCTCCCATTCCCGTCTTGGCATCGATGGTGGTATTCACCTTGTCTATGAGGCATTTCATACCGCCTATGTTCCACCATTCCTGCCAGTGGTTCGGTATATCGGCCACTTGCGCTACGGTAGTGGTACATCTTACCATAAACTTCTTTCTGTTCAGAAGGAAATAGGCGTAGGGGAGGACGAAGGTATCAAAGAGACCACGGGAGCGAATCTTCTTAACTACCTTACCGTTTTTATCTACCTCATCTTTATCACAAAGTACTACATTTTGATACTTCGGATCACTTAACCACGATGGTTCCTTGAAAGCACGTATCTTGAGCGAGAATTTTTCACCTTCGCCCGTTCCTTCCTGAATACCATTATAGTCAAATTCATTGCCCATCATATCCAGTGAATCGCATGCCAGGGCATACTTACCAGATACGGTACGCCATTTGGACGTTCCGAAGTGGTCGTAATTATAATCGTAAGACTGGCGGGTAGCATCGCTACCACCACCTCGCATCAAAGCAACCGCATATCCCCAGCGTGAATCATCCTGCAACGGAGAATTGCCATCATCGGTGCTCGACGGGTCGTAGCTTTCTACGAGTGATAGTGTCTGCTGCATGTAGAAATCACAGAAAGCAGTAGAGATAGTCTGATTGATAATCTGCTCCACAAACTCATGCTCCATATCCTCATCTACATAAGCACAGAGGATAGGCTGACTATCGGCGATGGTTACACCATATATCTTGCCGTTGTAGGAGTCGATTGCCTCGTGAGAGCCATAGGCAGCTTCTATCTCCTTGAAATAGTTCACATCATTGAACGGAACAGGAGTAAAATCTACCGAAATATCGTGAATGAAATCTTCGTTCTCATCGCTGCAATCTCCATATTCTACACCCTTAAACTGACCTACCTCAAAGAGTACCGGTTTCAAGTCGGCTGTCGTGGTTGCATCACTATTCACCTTTACGCGATAAGCGTTGCCAGTCTTGCGGTCGATATAACAATGCTTATCTCCACTACTCAGATTATGAAAGAAATCGATGTAGTCGAGATTATAGACGGTGGAGTTATCGCCACTATCTGGCGCAGGGTAATCGATGTAATCATAATCGGTAGAATAACCCATGTTCTTATTTCTACGGCTATCGAGTACATTCTGACGCTGATCTTTTGCATCACTCTCTGCAGAATAGCGCATACGCACACCTGTAATCTTCTCGGTCATCGGGACCATGGAGTGGATGTTGGCATGAAACGTTCTTGCCTCATTACCGCTCTTGCGCAACACATCACGGGTAAGATAAGCTGTTACCTTCTTCTGCTCGTAATCATACGAGAACTTGATACCAAAGGCACTTTCAAGAGATGAGATTACGGTGCTTACGCTCTCATCAGGGAAATTGCCGCTGTTGGCTACCATATTAAGCACGTTTGCCTGTACCTTGAACTTGCTGATTTTTGCCTCGATGCTGATACTAGTAACCTTGCCGCCATCATCGCGAACCTCACCAACCTGTATATGCTCGGTGGTGCCTTCAGGTGTGTGGAGTGTTAATTCCTGCACGTCCTTATTCTCTGCCTTTACGATATTAATCTTTCCACCGCAACCACGGCTTTCCAGCCATGAATTGATATGCTCCTGGCTTTGGAAATAACCCGTCTTGATTTCGCCAGCTTTCTTCTTCTTGGCGATGACTTCGGCATCGTCTTTTCGGTAATAAGTACCATGGTGAGGGTGAAGATTAGGTTGTTTTGCGCCTGTAGGATCTTCCTCGTCGTACTGGTAACTGACGGTATCGTAGCTGCATACGGTCGTGAAGAAACAAAGATGCTTCAAATCCTCTATCTGCATTAAGGCTCGCTTATCGAAAGTTACACCCAGATAGTCAAAGAGGCAATCGAGGAAATAAAGCACATAGAAGCAGATACCCGACTGCGGACGTTTGGCATCCAATACCCAATAAGGGTAAAGGTCTTCGTTCGTCCAGGTACAGTCTTTCGTACTAATAACACCGCTCGCCGTCTTCTTGTCATCATCAAGACCATGATGTTTGTAACAGATACGGGCGTTGCAGTAAGCGGCTGCCCTGCCCGCGCCATCGGTTTCGCCATAGGCAGCAGCGGTGTTTATATAGTTACCGTTATTTGCAATGGTAGGCTCATTTACTGTATGGTTCTGCGGATAGGAACGCTCTGAGAGCTTATACGCATCACCTTTATAATGCTGGGTAGATGTGCTTGTATATTCCTTACAACTGGCAGGATAAGAGAAACCGAGTGCTTGCGGTTCGAGAACCTTGCTTACGCTTACGTGGGCGGCTCTGATTTCGTGGTTTTCCGTCTTATCATCCTTATGCTTACCTCCGGTAACAAAAACATTTACCTTTACCACAGGGTCGCTCTCTATATCCACCCTCACATTACCGATTTTCTCACCGATGATAATCTGGTCTTTTACAGGAATATCACGGCATTGCAGGTCGCTGATAAGCTCGCTGAAACTCTGGGTGCTGGCATCGATGTTCATAGAGAGGGAGTTGGTTATCTCCTCACCATCCTGCATAACCAAGGTACCGCTGCGGAATGGCAATCCGTCGGCATGAATGCGAGTAGGCAGGTGCTCCATATTCACGGCTTTCATGGCGGCATGAATATCTTCGATGTTCTTTACAAGCCATCGGTTGCCGTCCAACGGAATAGAGAAAGGATAGGAGAACATTTCCGTATCGTTGAACACGGGGTTCTGGTCCTCAATATCTATTGAGAAATCATCGGGCAAAGATACCGGCTTGTCGTTTATCAATATAGTAAGATGTGAGTTCATTTTCTGATTTCTATTTTTGCTTTATCGTATAAATCTATGAGGCGATCGGTGAAGGTATCAATGGTTGCCGTACCAAAAGCATTGATTTTCTGGTGCCCATGGTCGTGAAGGGTGCCATCAGTGATGAAGACTACACTCTGGTCGTAGCTTTCTGCATCGCTGCCAGTTACCAGGTGGGCATAGTTCCTGGCGATACCGTAACCTGCCTTGATAGTAGCCTTGCTGCCATCCAATAGCTCTACTTTGCAGCCTTCATTCATCACGAGGGCGGTAGCCGCATTATGGAGGATAACGTGTGCCTTGCCTAAGACGTATATCTTTCGGGAGGAGTAGAGGTGGATTTCCTCGTCTGTATCGCCTACGAGGACGGTACCGGTGGGCGAATCTTCATTATAGCAGATACCACCCTGGTTTATATCTGCCTTAAACTCCGGATATACCGCCTTGAAAGCATCGATTACCTGCTGCGGTACCTCGGTGATTAAGCCGTGCCAGTATTTGCGCCATGCCTCGCACATTTCCGGAATACTCTGCGTGCTCTTGAAAGCATGCTGAGATTCCTGGCAATTGCCGCTCTGGGCGAGGATATGGACGCAAAGGGTCTTGAAACGCTGCGTGCGCTGTTCTGGGGTTTCTTTATTCTTTGCCATATTGCTTTTCTTCTTTGTTTATAGGGCAAAGATAGGAGGTTTTTTCTTATTAGAGGGGACATAAAAAAGAACCCAGCGATAGAATCGCTGGGAACGGGGGCGAGAGGGGAATTATGCTTCGGGATCCTCTTTGGCTTCTTCTATAGTTTTTGTGAGAATAGCTTCATAGCCGGAAAGCTCCTCTTCGGTCACGATGTCAAAGAAATCCTGACGAAGTTGGTCTATGCGCTCCTTGATGCCTTTCACTCTTGTTTGGGTAGATGGCTTATCCTTACGAAGGATATACTTGATGCGAGCATCGGCTTCTGCTTTGTGCTTGGCGGCTGCATCGCGTGCTGCCTTTACTTCCGGACGGTCGTTGGCAATTTTCTCGGCTACCTGCTCGGCAAAACGAGGGTCGCGAGACTGCGCCTTCTCATAGAATGGCTTAAACTGGGTACGGAGGGTCTGAGGGTCCACGGTAAAGGTTTTCTTTACATAGGCGATATATTCAGGGTCTCCGGTCTTCTCGCTTAGTCGCAGATAACACTCGCCCATCTCTCTATCTACAGCCTTGAAGATTTCCGGAAGAATATCGCTTTCGATTTCTACGGCTCTTGTGGCGAGAGCGGCAATCTCATCCTCGGTGTAGACGGCACTTTTGCCTTGAGAGATGGCTTTCTCGTTGGCTTCAGCCCTGGTCTTAGCCTGTTCTGCCTTGCTTGCCATCTCGCTGCGGAGGTCACGCACGGTGTTCACCTGCTCCTGCAGGGCGGTAGAGAGGAACGGACGCAACTGCATTAGGTTGGGCATGGTGGCAGCGATACTTTCGCCGTTAGGGTTGGCTACGATACCATTATAGGTAAGCGGCTGCAGGGTGGTGTCCGGTTTCAGGCTAGGGAAGAGAGACTGCTTCGCATCTTCCAGGGCTTTCTTTTTCTGAAGTTCGGCATACTCAATCTGTTCCTGCTTGGTAGGTCTGCCCACACGTCGCTTGTCGGTAGCAGATGATGCAGCGTTAGCTTGAGACTTGCTGTAGCTGTTGAGATAGGCGATCATCTGTCGGGTACGGCGATGATAGTCTTTAAACTTACGTGAGTTCTCAATAAATGAGCGTGCGTTACTTGCACCTTCCAGTAGAGACAATCCCTGCTCATAGGCATCCTTCTGTTCCTGGGTAAGCATTCTTGCGCCGATAGCTGGCTTCAAGATGCTGATGATTTCCTGTAAAGATAAATTTTCCATAAATCCTTGTTTCTGATGTTTATTTGAAAATTAAGAATATATTTTTTAATGTTGAATGTTGAGTGTTGAATGTTGAATTGGCGTTCCCGATTGAGACGGACCAGCGATAGAATCGCTGGGAACGGAGACTCAAGGGCGCTAGCCTAATTCAGCATTCAACATTCAACATTCCCTGTGCGCTAGCACAGGATAGGAGTGACGAAGATACGAGAACCTTTTTGGTTGTTGTCGTAACCTTCGCTGCCACCTTTGTTATCCGATGATGAAGCGATGGAGGCGTTACTCGTCGATGATGAAGAGGTACTGCCTTCTGCGGCACTCTCAGCTTTGGCTGCATCGAGTTTGGCTTGCTTCTCGGCTTTCTCTTTCTTCAGCAACCGATGAATGCTTTCCCTTACGGTGATGGCATCATTGTGCGCCGTGGATCGGGTCAACTTATCGAAGTTGATAACTGATGTACGCTCCTTGAGATAGGCGGCTACCAGCTGACGTGCCTTCTTCAGCATCTTGTCGTTCTCATCGGCTTGCAAGAGACGAGGAATGAAATCTTCGCCAAATGCTTCTTCCAGATATTCACTCTGGATAAAAAGCATATCGGGGATAAGACGGACGAACTTATCTCTGTTGCCGTAAATATCGAGATACGGCTGCAAAGACTCGCAGGTAGGGAAAAGCAGATCCCGATGATAATAGTAGTACTTACTTTCTTGCCAGAGGGTTACGATTTCCTCTATCGCCTCATGCTGCTTCTTCTCGGCTTCTTCTGCATCATCTTTGCCGCTATCGGTTCCTTCATCGGTTCCTTCTGATGGGGAACCCTGGTTACTGCCATCTGAAGGGGTGCTGCCTTCTGCACCATCGCCCGCTGCATAGATAGGCATAGGAGTATTCACTTCCTTTGCCCATCCCTCCAAGAGGGAAAGCAGGTTATTGAGCGAGGTCATAGCCGACTGGCGGTAGCTTTCCTTGCCCTGCGCTATCTGCTTGTCGGTGGCTACGGCATAGTCGTTGCTGGAGGCTACATTGATACCGGAGCCATTCACAGAAAGGGCTTGCTTCTCAATGTTCTGCGCCATCGCATCATTCACAATCATGCGCTGGGCATAAAGCAGAAGCTCATTCCATGGGTCGTTGACGTAGGTACCATCACCAACAGCTTCACAGAAGACCAAAGGGTCTAGGCTCGCATACTGCTTGCAGAGACGGTCGTATAGGGATGCTCCAAGGCGAGGCTTCAAGAAGTCCTTTTCGCTATTATCGAGCATACCCTGCAGGTTGGCTACCTCGTCCACGGCATTGCTGGGGAGGTGAAGCCTAAGTTCTTGATTCGTGAAGAGTATCATATCTTTTTAATGTTGAGTGTTGAATGTTGAATGTTTATTTTAATGTTGATTGTTGAATGTTGAATGTTGAATTGCCTCACGGACTCGATGGCGTATGCCTAATTCAACATTCAACACTCAAAATTCAACATTATTCCTGCCCCTGTTTCGCCACTCCGGTCTTCGAGTTATCGAGGGTAGTCAATACCTCTCTATCTATCAGCCATACCAGGTGCTCATCCCAATCGTTGAAGCGGCTCAAAACTTCCAGCGGGCGTATCATCAACTGCTGTAAAGGAGCAAACTGGATTTGCTTGACCAGGAAGCGCTCTCTCAGGTCTGTACCGCCCGATGATGCCGTATCGCCAGGAGTATTACCAATGAGCTTTGCATCAAGACCCATGGCAAAGAAGATAATGCTGCTTATTTCCTGCAACTCGGTCTTATCAGCATTCGCCTGATCATTTGCCTTGGTTTCGATTTCTACGATTTCCCAAGCTTTGTGCTCTTTCCCATCGCTGCCCGTGAAGGCAGAGGAAATGAGCGCCTGGCCAGCATTATCTGGGTTAGAGAGCCAGGTATTGATAGAGGTAAAGATTTCATTCTGAATCTCACCCTGGGTTTTCTTTTTCTTCTCACCCTGCTGCTGATAGAGCCTGCTGATATAGTCCTGATGGATATAGATAACTCTACCGATGATGTTGCTGTTGCGCTTTCGGGTGAGGCGGTCATCCACGATGGTAAAGGCATACTCGAAAATGCTGCCGGCAAAGATAGAGTGCCAAAGAGCATCGGCATAGTAGGGGCCGCCGAAATCTCTTGGCGACATGATGAAGCGTGTAGGGCGTTTCTTGCGGCTTACGTTCTTCTGACGTGCCTCGCGTATCTTGCGCTGCAAATCCTTTACTGCCGATGTGGTAGGTAGATAGGGGATAGCAGCTATCTTGCGGTCTTCCTCTTTCTGCACACCGACGTATTGGGTAGGGTCGAGCCATTGATTGCTCACGTAGGCATAGTTGATGCGGTAGTTCTCGTCCATGCGTTCCAATCGGGTGGTGAAGATGCTGCGGTGCTTCAGACCGATCACCTTCGGAGTCCACTGTGCAGTAGGAACGGCCTTGCCGTTCTCGTCGAGGGAACGCTGATTGAGCTGGAGCTCTACAAAGCATTGTGACATCAGAGCCATATCTCCTGCCAGGTCGAGGAAGGTCTGCATTAGGTCGTTGTTTTCCAGGAAATCACGAAGCTGGGTATTGGTTTCTTCCCATTTGCGGAGAGCTTCTTTCAGAGATTTCATCTCCTCGCTTTCCCCTTCATCGGAGGATAAGACCTGCGATTGAACCGCAGAGATCGGTGACTCCTCCTGCTGAGACTGCCCGTTCTGGTTCTGCTGCTCGTTCTGGCGCTTGGCTTCGGCGGCTGCCTCTTCCTTGGCTTTCAGGTCAGCTATCTGACCTCGGAGCAAAACTCCGGCACTCTCGTAGGGAATATATTTCTCTGTGATGTTACCGCCAACGTACTGGGTGTAGTGATACTTGGCTGCGGGACCGCGACCTACCAGTATCTTCTTGATGTAATCTACTCCTGCTGCGGTAAAAGGCGACATGCGGGAGAGCATCCAGATAAGGTTTGGAAGTCGGTTGGCTATACCCCATTCCATAAAGCCTAAGCCTTCGGTACCTACGCCTTTTGGTTTGCCCAGGTTCTCGCCGCCACTCGATGCAAAGATAGTGGAGACTTGCTGACGTGCTGCAGAACCGCCTGCGTCGCCACCGCTTGCCGACATACCGGCTGTGGTAAGGAGCATGCTGTGTACGTAGTCGTTCCAGGAGAAGACTTTACCGCCGCCATTTTTAAGCGGTGTAAAGGCATCCGGGCGAACGGCTACATAGCCTGCATCTTTCAGCTCCTCACTACGATTTTGGAGCTGCTGCAGGGTAGTTACTCTGTTTTTGTTTTTGCTTGCCATTTTTGCGTTTCTTTTTTATATGTTATCCTGAATGTGATGGAAAGAGAGAAGGGCGGCGATATACGCACACCCGCTTTCTCCTTTTTCTGAGTGTAAAGTTAGGGCTTTTTATGGCTTTGGTGGGGACAAAGAGGGATTGGGACCAGCGATAGAATCGCTGGGAACGGAGGCTCCTCTTCTTATTCATAATTAATGATGATCATAAAATCCTTGGCGATGGAGGAGATGGCATTACTGATGCTTCCCCCGATTTCTAACCTTTGGGAGTGAGGGTTGGAGTACCAATCACCATCGGCTCTGCCTCTGCTTGCGCAGGTTCTTATTCGTATTGCTGCCATAAAAGATTATCTTTTGTTACGGTGGAAATGCAGTTACTCCAGGGGGGATGGGCTTGGACGATGGTATTTATCCTGATACCGGCAACCGCCTCTGTCGCCGTGTATCTTGCGATATGCCTTCGCTTTCTCGGTTCGATAGTGAGTAATGATGGCTTGCCTAATCATATTCCATAAATATTTTGGGCTGAAGTCCACCCCCTCCACATGTATTACAAGCAGGTGCTATGCCTTTTACTGCATACACTCGTTTTGCCAGCTGAAAACGTTTATCAAACGGAGGCATATTCAGCAAGCCTACTACTATCGGATGTATTTCTTTCATAACTTTTCTTTATTCATATCTGAAGGCAAGGAGATTATCCTTCGTGTGGAAGGTACCGATGCACTGCATCAGGAAGCTGTCACGAAAGAAGATGGCTTTATCACGATAATCGTTGGTGCCAGTCTGCTTGCGTACTTCCTTGGCGTGCTCTGTTCTTGCCTCGTGAATGGCTAATATCTTAATCATATTCTATTAATACGAAAGGTGGCATATCATTAGGGTCATCCTCTTTCTCTTCAGAAGGAGGAATGCTGCCTTTATCTATTATAACCTTATTCATACTCTAATAATATTTTCGGTTTATCTACATCGTGCCCTTTGCCCCCTCCACAAAGGCATAGGGCAATACCTTTAGGATGCACGATTATGCCGTTTTGAGATGGTCTATACGAGCCGAGGATGATAGGGTGATTATTATTCATAATTCAACTGCTACGTAATAATGGTTTCTACTACTGATGCCTGCTAAAACAGTATAGATAACACCTTTACCATATTGTTTGTTGTAGGTATCAACCCATAAGGCGTGAGAAGGACGGAACCCGCATTTATACATAAATTCCAAACGAGCGTTCTTTTTAAGCATACTCTAACAATACTCCCCCCCCCGTATTATTAGATAGAGTAATGGTAGGGTATATACCTTTCACGCCACAGATATTACCATCAAACCCAGACTTCCATTCATTAAAGTAGATGTTGCCTATTTTGTCTATCGTATTATTCGTATTCATATAGTACCACTGTCATAGGATAATGCGCAAGCGTAAGGATATTGGTGGGACCTATCGACTCATAACGAGTTGTTAAGGTGGCTGCACATCCTCCGTCTGTTACGTTTACTGCCTGCTGATACCCCCCCTAATTATAGGCGAAGGCTTCGCAACATGGGTTAAACTGCAAATCATTTTCTCTCCAAAAACTGATGATACATACTTTCCAACTTAGGATTTGAGAACTTGCCGTTTTCTTTCCAATCGTTGAACAACGTCATTACGTCGGTATGGATGGAAGAAAGCTTTTCCTGCATCTCTTTCGGAGTGTGATACCAAAGATGCGACTCTTTCGTGAAGAGGGTAAGGATGGCTTTTAATGCCATCGCATTCTCATGGCTCGGCTCTATCTCGAACTGATGGAAGACGCAGGTGTCTTTATCGTTTGCCTGGAGGAACTTGCTGACGGCTTCATCTTTCAGGAAGAACCTTGTATCTACTTCTTCCTGCAACACATCTTCCAGCTTTCTTTTCAGCGGAACTGGGTCGGGAAACTGGTAATCGAAGGCTACATCTTTTCTCATTGAGAGGCAGAAAACTCGGTCGCGGTTCTGCGGAACACCATAGTCTTTGGCATTGAGTCTTGCCCATCGGCTTACGTAGCCGAGAGAAGAAAGTTTATCAAGCCACTTCTGAAAATCTGGCATAAACTTTTCGCTTACCAGGGCTGCCACATTCTCTTGAAGCAGATACTTCGGACGCAATACCTCCACGGCATCGGCTACTCGCCATAATAATGCCGAGCGGGTATCGGAACCTTCCTTCAACCCCATCTGCTTGCCGGCTTGCGATATATCCTGACAAGGTGAGGAATAGGTAAAGAGGTCGATTTCTTGCCCCCCCACATTATTCTTTACCTGTTGCCAGTCGATTTTGGTTATATCGCCCAAGGCTTTGTCAGCAAACTGCGGAAAGATAAGGTCGTGCATCTGACAGGCATACTTGTCTATATCGCTCCAGCCTACGCACGTCCAGTGGAAATCAGGATGCTGCTGGGCGAGGACATCGGCTGCCATCAACTGCGAGTCGTAACCGGAGAAGGTGGTGAGAATAAGTTTTTCACCATGGTTCTTATCTACCGGATAGGTCGGCAGTTGGTCTTCTGGGAAGAAATCGGCAAAGAAAGAGGTTTGTGTCTCACGCTTTGGCTCTTTCGGGTACCAGAGTTGCTGATAGATGGCTGCGAGCACATCTACCACGATAGAATTTCCAGCTTGCTTGTATTGCTGACTGGCTGATACTGCCATATCTTCTGCCTTCCCTTTGCTCTTATAGCCGGGCACACGCTCGGCTGCCTCGGCATTGGTACTCTGCATCGTGCGGATTACATCATCTCGCACACCCATCAATCGGAAACACTCGAAAGGTGTCAGCTTTCGGATGGCATAAGACTTAATGGTCTTATCCTTGAAATTGAATTTTGTTATCATTTTTGTTTTTGCTCTATAAATCGTTTATTTTAAAGCTTTTGCCCTTACAGGGCGACTTGCTGATTGCTATGATTACCAAGGGCGTTGCCCTGGGCTAGGAGCTTCTGCCCCTTCAGGGCGTATTGTTGCTACGGGGTATAATTCTACAAACACAAACGGGTTGCTGCTTGCAGCCGTGAGTGCATTCACCAATTTACCATCCCCAACGGTGCGGCTACGTCTTAATGCGGAGGTAGGGTAACTTGGCTGCACCTGGTGCAGGACAATCGGTATAACCTTGCTCTGTTGCCTGACGGATGCGCAGAAAGGTCTTACCTTCTATATCCACGATTTCAAGAAACGGACGGTCAGAGGTGGAGTATATCCGATAGAGAGAACCATCGGGATAAAAACCATACCGCTTTCCGTTCTTGATAATCGTGCCTCGCTTGTATTGAGGTTGATTTTTATTATTCATATTTCTTTATCAGAAAAACGTTCTGCTCCCACGAATTAATGGTAATGGTAGGGCAGAGATCTGTATCTAGAATACCGCCCTTATTCTCGCCTCGTGGATATTGGTAAAAACGATGGTTATTCATACTCTATCCTTATGCAGTGTGGGCATTTGTAATCGGTGGCTCTGAGTGCAGGAGAAAGCCCCCCATTTCTTCCATTCCTGCTTATGACTCAAAGGATATACAGATGCCTTAACATCTATCATTTGCTTCTCCTCATCTTTTCCATTTCTTCATTCTCTTTTGATAACCTCTCTAAGTGTTCGAGAACGAGAGAATAGGATTGGGTGTTGACATGGTCTTCCGTTAAGCCGGCATACTTCTGCATCGTGGCGGTGGTGGCTGTGTAGATTTCCATCGGGGTTTGCGGCTTTTTATTATCTACCTTCTGCACCTTAAAAACGTGAGGGTAGCGACGGGCTAGGGTGTGCATGATGCCGCTCCACCAAAAGAGGATGACCTGCCAGTTGGCTTCCGGATATTTGACGAAATAACCCGCGTTCTCGGTGAACTGCTTCGACTCGTAGTGAAAATCATATTTCGTGATGCCTGTTGTCGGATCGACGTACTGGGTGGTAGTGTTGAAGATGGTGGCAAGGAACATGTTTCTGGCACTGGCTACGCTCTCGGCTTGTGTCTGGAGTTGTTCCTCGGTGAATTTATCCATCTTCTTCATCTTTACCAGGTTATTGCTTAACTTGGTGTAGGTCTGCATCATGTCGCTGGCAAAACGGTACTGCTGCCAGGAGAAGCCATCGAGGTCGGGATTCGGACCACGGAAGGCTTTTGCGCGACGGTACCACTTGGATTTCTGCCCGATAATCGGATAGGGAAAACGGGTGAGGAAATTGCCGCTATCTGCATCCAGCCAGTCGAGAAGACCTGCGCCCTGAGCGATATACTCAGGAGATGTCTTATCATTGGTCTTGACTTTCGGGGAGAGCCAATAGTTGAGCTGCCAGAGGTAGAGGGGGAAATGGCTAGCCGACTGGGGACCAGCGATAGAATCGCTGGGAACGGGGGCACAGAGGGAGAGGAGCTTCTTCAGGAGGCTCTTCTTCTGCGGCTCTATGCTTACCAGGTAGTGCTGCTCATTGATGGGCATGCGAGGGTCGGGATAGGCATTGATGCTTATCCCGGCAAAGAGGAAGAAAACGGCTATCTTCACCTTCTGCATATCGAAAGGGTGATAGCGGTCTACTTTGGCTATCTGCTCCTGCATGATGGCAGCGAGGGCTTCCAACTGGGAGGGAGTACATTGGTTCCAGCCCTTCGGAATTGTAAGATTTATTTGTTCTTGCATAAGCGTTAAATTTAATGTTGATTGTTGAATGTTGAATGTTGAGTTGCCTCACGGACTCAAGGGCGCTAGCCTAATTCAACATTCAACACTCAACATTCAACATTTAATAAAACCTTTAGAATGGCAGGTCGCTGTTCGGATCATCGTAACCTGGCATTGATGAATAATCATTGCCTCCATCTGCTGGCGGGACATAGGCAGTAGCGTTGCCGACGGCTCCGTAGGGCTGCTGTGGGTACGTCTGCTGCTGGGCGGTAGGCTGTGGCTGATAGAGGCTGGCTATGCGCTTATTCATGCGAGTACGGATTGCCTTGAAGAGGTGAGAGTTCTCATCGTTGAAATCCTGATTTACGATGTCAGGGTCTTTATCCTTATTGGCTTCCTTCACCTGCTCTACGAGCTTAGGGAAATTCTTTGCCACTGCCTTGATGTACTCGACGGAGAATGAGATGTGCATTTCGTGGGTAGGTACGCTCACTTTTGTGTCACCACGTTCGGCTGCAGTCTGGCGAATCTTATTCTTATACGCCTCATTGAAAGGGTAGATGCCAACTCTCAGTTTTGCCTGAGTTTTACTTGCATCATTCTTTGATGTCTCTACTCTAATTTCGTTCACATCGATAGGAATGCAAACGTAAGGACGCTGCGCATTCTTCTCATCGATACCTACTAAGACCTTTGCTCCATTCAGAGACAAAAGGTCAACATTTCCATTGTAAGAAGCCATTTTTTTACTTTATTTATTTGTTAAAAACTTATTTTCTTGCCGCCATTGGCGATGAGACTGCCGTAGCTGATAGCATTGAGTCTGCGGAGCCAGCCTGCCTCGAAGACTTGCTGGCTAGGGTGCTTGGCGATGATGCCGAGGATATACTGCTTGCGGCGTGCCTTGATGCGCTCGAAGAACTGCTTAGGGGTCTGACTGTTGAGCGCCTTGAGGGTTTTGTTGCCTACGATACCATCGGCTCTTACGCCCAGCATAGCTTGCACGAGGGTTACGCCTGGGGTACCACTGCTCCAGACCCAATCTACCAGGATGTTGGCGATGCTCTGGTCTTTGATGCCATCGGCTTTCCATCGGTTCCAGTAGCAACGGCGAAGGATGGAGATAGCATCGGCTTTTGTGATAAGCTTCACGTCCTTTGCGTCTATGCGGCCATCATGGTTCTTGTCGTAACCTTGGGTTTGCCAGGTTTTCAATGTTACGCCCATGTTGGTAGGACCGCCCTTGTCATTGGGGTGGTTTACGTAACCTCCTTCAAAGGAGAGAATGAAATCTGCAAGAGGTTGAATCTTTGCCATATCTTTTCTGTTTTATCGTTTTTATTTCTTCTGAGGGCAAAGATAGGGGTTTCGATTTTATTCGAGGGGACAAAGAAAGCCTCCCTGCGGCTTTTGTAGGCGCAAAGAGGCTTCAAAAAATGTTATCCCAATCTTTTTACTTTAAATACTTGCACTCGCTAGTGCGAAATCCAGATTACCTATATCAAAACAAACTACATCATCGCGTGAGCGGACATATAGTCCCATATCTTGGTACAATCGTCTTCTTCGGGTTGCCAGTCTGCGTCCTGGAAATAGAAGAGATAAGCTGCCTTGATGATTTCATCTTCTGTCATATCGCTGCACAGGTCAGCGTACATGGCATTGAAGGCAACATACTTATCCCAATCGTTCACCTTATCATGGAACTTCATGCCCTTGGTGGCATTCACTATCTGCGATTTGGTCCAGTGTGCACCGGTTCCTACCAATTCGCCATTCTCGCCTTTCTTGCTATACACAAGATGGCAGACATCATGGTTGGCCATTTTCTCGCTGTAATGACGATCATAGAACACTGCGTGCTGGTGACGGAGGATGCACCAGTACAATTCCGGATTTGTTTCCTCCAGGGAGGCGAGGTCGCAGCTCAAATGCTCCATCGCCTCCATCATCTTCTTCTCGGTAGCCACGCCGTGAGCGCGGGCTTGATCTATTAACTGAATATACTTCATCGTCTTTTACCTTTTCTTTTGTTGGTGGATAGTCATGCGATGGTGAGTGTTAAAGGAGCATCGCACACGAAAGTCTTGCTGCAGGAGCAGCAGGCTACCTTGACAAGACGGTTTTTCACGCTGCCAAGAGATGTGGTAACATTCGTGATTGCCGTAGCAGAGAAGACAGGAATGGTGAAATCCTGACTTACTACCTGTGAGCGGGTGCAGCAGGAGCCACAGTTGCAAGGCACGTAACTGATAACACCTTCTACATGAATCGTTATGAGATATTGCGAAGTACCCACGTTGTCAATACTCTTTACTGAGAACTGAGGGTTGAAAACCGGAGTCTCGTCCACGCATGAAGGAGCACAGAGCTGCTGCGTGATATTTACATCATAATAGGGAGCAGTGGCGGTTGCACCTACTGCAAGCGTAGCCATGATGCAGGCTGGAATTGTTCTTTTATTCATAGTCTTTTCTGTTTTAATAGAGCGACGACTTCACCGCCGCATTAATGTTTCACCTGATAGCCCTGGGTCTTCTCTACCGGAAGGTTCTTCTGAAGAAGGTCGGCGAGTTCGTCAAGATCTTCCTCGTCAAAGGTTATAACACCCTCCAGGATAGAGAGCGGTCCTTTGTAGCGAAGCTGCTCTACCACATCGTGCGCCATCTGCGGAATGCTCTCTTCGGGAATGTTCCCGAAATACTTGGCGAGCATCGGAGTGACAAGCGCATTAACCACAGGCTGAATCATCGGTTCTATATCGGCTTGCAGAGAATAGTTGCCACTCACCAGTCCCATGCTGCCGATGGTAGCCTGGAGAGACTGGAGCATAGGCAAGTGCATCAGATTGCCAGCCGCTATCTGAGAGATGGCAGGGCGTGCCCATTCAGACACCACCGCTGCCAGGATTTGCGAGTTCTTGTAATCCATATCGTTTCTTCCTTTTATCCGAAAATACGGTTACTGATTACAAGCGCATCCGCATCCCATCTGACAAACATTGCCCGATGGAATCATCAGCTTGGTAACACTCGAAAGTGAAGCTACCTGCGATTTCAGCACGTCGATGTTGGCGTTGGCAGCGGCATTGTATGCCATCTGCTCTGCGTTGACCGCCTGCTGTGCATCCTTATTGGCATCTACCTTGTTTTCGAGCTGACGAATCTTACCGTCAAGATACTGAGTAACATCTACCATCTTCTTGTCGGTATAGTTCTCGCTCTTCTGGATAGCAAGTTCCGTCTTCAATGTAGAGTTCTCCTGAATAAGGTTGGTCTCACTCTTGGTTACAAAGCGTGCATCCGGATCACTCGGATTGGCAGTCATGCCATTGTTACCTCTACCGAGGTTAAACAAGGATGCACCGCCACCCAGCAAACTGGTAGCCAAACCTGCGATACCAAGTCCAAGGGCGGTATTACCCAATCCCTTGCTGGCAACATCATAGTTGCCATCATTCGTTTTTACCTGCATAGTTTTTTGTATTTAAATTCTTCCAATATCGGAATCGTATGCAAAGGTAACATGAATGAAGTAAACAGAAAAGTGATTTTCATTAGATGTTCTTGCGGATAAATCATGAAGCAGGAACACTTATAGACGAATAAGAAAAAGTACAAACGTGCAGAAGTACATAAGTACAATTGTACTTTGGTACTAAACTACATAGTTTCTTCCAAAGCCTTGATATACGGAATGGCTTCGTCCCTGATAATGTCGAGGAAGAGTTGTGCAGAACGCTTCATAGGTACATCCTTCATACAGTGGGCATTGCTCATCAGTTCTTCTCCTATGCCATGGATAGGACGAGCTATAAGGGTAGGGTGGTTCTTCAGATACAGCTTCGGCATAAAAGTAACCAGGTGAGTATCTTCTATGATGGCAAGATCTTCGTCGGGGTCGCTGACGATACACTTTACGCTTAATTGGGTGAGATCGTTCTGCAGATATTGCTGAAAAGTGTTGAAAACACGTTCGCCTACATCGGGCATAATGACACCGTGCTTCAGCAGGTCAGCGTATGTTACCTTATCTTTCCTGGCAAGAGGGTGTGTGTTTCTCATAATGGCACAAATACTGAATGGGATGCAGGGCTTGCTCTCGATACCCTCGTTGGTATAGGCTTCGTTCATCGTAAAAGCGAGATCCAGCATGTGGTCTCGCAATAGGCGGTTCAGGCTCGTTGCCTTGGTAAATTCGGCATTCACCTTTACATTAGGGTATCGCTCCATGAATATAAGTGCAGCCACACGGATATAGGGGGCGATAAAGGAACCTACACCGATGCGCAGTTCTCCGGTCATGCAGTTGTTGAGTGCATTGATATGCTCCTTGCAGTCTTCCGTCAACTTCAGTATTTCCTTGGCACGTGGCAGAAGTGCCTCTCCGTTCTCGGTGAGCATGATGCTGTGCGATGTGCGTATCAGCAGCTTGCAGCCCAGTTCATCCTCCAGAGCCTTGATATGCTGACTGATGGCGGATTGGGTGACAAAGCATCGGGTGGCGGCGATGCTGAAAGAAAGCGTCTCTGCCACATACGCAAACGAACGTAAATGTCTTAGTTCCATAATCTTTTACTCTTTTAGTTACATTATATATATTAAAATTTCATGCTGCAAAAATAAGAAAAATATTCTATACGGAAACGCATCTTGCATAAAAAAATCTAATTATGGGATAAGATATTAAAAAATGAAAGATATGTGCAGTTTTAAATGCGAAAAGCCCCGGTATCTTGCCTTATCTTGTTAAGGATCAATACCGAGGCTTTGATTTATAGAGTAAATTGCCAATGGAAACGCATTGGATAGGGTGAGCGATTATTCATCGTTTTCGCCGAGCGTAGAGGTTTCATCATTGACAGATGCTACCTGCTTGCTCCGCTTAGATGACTGCTGTGAAGCGGAATTGGTATCGCTCTTGTCAGTTCCGCTTACACTTCCCCCGATGTGCCTGCACCGTTGCAGAGAGAATCCCAGCCACTTTCTGGTGTAGCAATCTCATAACGGCCAAATGTTGTCGGACTGAGGGAACCACTTAGTGTGACTACACGATCATCTTCTGGTTTTTTGCCCGTGTCTCCTTTAATATTACCGGAGTCATACTTGAAGTCGTGCTGCTTGTCGTAAACGAGGATTGATTTATCACCATCCTCGATGATGTAACCACACTTAAGGTTATTGAGACCACGAGCCACATACGCAGAAGCGGCACTTACGCTCTCAAGAACGTAGTCCAAAGTCTGCTTAAAGCCCTTTCTGAAGCCCAAGTTTTCCCAGGTGTGACCCTGACCGCCATCCTGGCACTCAAACTTGTAGAGACCCTTACCTTTCTTGAAGGACGCAGCTGTCAGCGCTGCATAGGTGTTCTTACCTACCTCTGGTGAGAGAGGGGCAGCGAGCTCACTCTTGATAAAGACATATACGTTTACGCCAAGACCACCGAAGTTCTCCAAGCATTCGTTCTCGGAGAGAATATCCTTGATCTCTGGGCATGTTACATTTTCTGCCATAATTGTATCTTTTTTGATGATTAAACGAAATGGCGGCGGAAGCCATATTCCGCCAGGTCAGGCGACCGCCGCCGAGGATTTATAGAGGACTGCCTTTTTGCCTGTTGGACCAGCGATGGAATCGCTGGGAACGGGGGCAGGGGAGGGGACTATGCTTTCTTGAAGAAGGCGGTGAAGCCCTGGCTCATGCCTGTTGCAGCGAACTGGATCTTCTTCTCCTTGCTACCGGTGCTCCAGTGGTCGAAGACGTAGTTGGTACCATCCTCTGCCTCAAGAGTAACAATAGCGTTAGGAGTTGTCTCCACTGGCTTAGTGTACTCTGCATCGTTCACCTTCACCTTACCATCGATCTCACCCTCTGCGGTAGATACGGTCTTGGCAAGAGTAACGGTAATGTTAGACTCGGTGTAGTCGCCTGAAACGAACTCTGCGGCTTCGAGGTTTCCGTCTGTCATTGCGAACGCCCAAGAGAATGGATTTTCCACATAACAGCCCTGAATACTTTGTGCCTGGATAGTGATGTCCCTCAGGTCGTCTGAGCTGCCTTCACCAATCAAAACCTTAGTGTCGTTACCCTCAGAATCTACTGCGTAAACAAGGTTGTTTTCGATAGAGAAGAGGATGCGATCACCGACACCCAAGCCCTCAACTGGAACAATGGTACACTTAGGAAGCTCTGGGATAACGTAGTTACCGCCATCTACCACATTGAGCTTATGAGTACCGTATGACTGGAGTGCGTAAGCATCAGAGATAGCGATAGCTGTCTCAGGAGTCATATAGGCGAGAACCTTCTGACGGCGCATACGTGGGTCCAGTTTCATGTAAACCCCGCGGAAGATCTTGTATGCAGAGCTGTCTGTTGCATCAGCTGGTGCAGAGATAGCTTCACAGTGGATGAGGTTGTGGTTAGCTTCGCTGATAAGACCGTCCTCAATATCGTGCTTGATACCGGTAAGGAAGCCATCATAGAGAGCCATAGACTTCTCAAGATTTGAAGCGCCAGGAACGTCTCTGTCAATGTCACCCCACCAGAGGTTGTTGTAAAGGTCGTCGGCGTAAGTCTTCAATACCGCTTCGATAGCTACGGTAGAAAGAGGATAAGCGCCATGTGAGTCTGTACCAAGGTTTGTCTCACAATAGCGGTCCATGTTATCGGTACCGTGGAACCAAGCGAGCTTGGCTGTCAACTTACGTTCCTTGAGGAAACCGATTTCACTGTTCAACTTAGGATTTACATCCTTACGGCGAGTAGTACCACCCTTACGGATAAATACATTAATAGTGCGCTGATACTGGATGCCGCTAATAGTCTTGATGCCAAGACGCTTCATCTCCTCAGGGTTAGCGTAAGATGGACCCTGAACAACGCTCTTGAATACCTGGTTAGCGACCTCTTTAAGGGCGCTGATACCAATAAAGTTGTTTGGTGCTGCCATAATTAAAATTCAAATTTTGCTTATTTATGTATGTGATTTAAATTTCAAAAACTAGAGGAGACCGTTTTCTCTCTTGTACTCCTCGATAGCTTTCTTTGAACCTACTGGGTCGGCTGGATTCCAGGTTGGATAACCGGTCTTAGCGGTTTCTACCTGTGCGCCCTCACCGTTGTTTTGAGGTGCAGCACCCTGTGCTGGCTCCTCACCTGGGTTCTCGTTCAACTCAGCAATCTGAGCGTCCTTGTCGGCGATGGTCTGCTTGGCAGTAACGAGTGAAGCCTGGGCAGTCTTCAGCTCCTCATCTACCTTTGCCTTGGCATCGGTGAGGGCCTTGATGTCCTCATCGGCCTTAGCCGCTGCCTCTTTCAGGTTCTTAATCTCCTCGTCCTTCTGGGCGATGGTTTCAGCGAGTGCGTCGTGCTTTGCCTGAAGGTCAGCAAGACTCTGCTCTGCTGTGGTGGCTTTCTGCTTGGCAGCAGCCACAGCCTGCTCCTGCGATGTAAGATGAGCTTCGAGGGTATCGAGCAATGGGGCATTCATGAATGCGCCTTCCTCCTTTACCTCAATCTGCTGACCATCCTGCATACCGCAAGCGGCATTAATCTTAGGGTAATTTGCCATATTGATTTGATTTTTGGTGTTTGTATGTTGATGATTCTCTTTCTTTGCTGAAGAAGCCTTGTCTGGCTCCAACTGATGGTCGTGTGCCGGATGATCGGATGGCTCATTCAAACTGCCATTCGTTTCGTCTTCATCATCAGATGGCTTTCTGACGATAGGTTCTGCTGTGTCATTGTAGAGAGCAAAGCAACGCTTTACGCAAGAGAAGAAGTCACTCTGGTCATCCATCAGAATACCCTTTACTTCCTCGGCATCGAATACCTTTCCATGAAGGTGCTCGTCCTTTGCAGCAGGGCAAGCCTTCTTAACATCGGCTCTAAACTCTACACCCAGTTCGCCAAGTTCCTTAACCAACTTCTCGCTATCGCCATCGTTGGCAATATCACGGAACTCACGGTTCTTGTCGAAACTCTCAGGGTCGTATAACTCGTGATAAGTTTCATCGGTAAACTGGTTTTTGCTACCATCGGCCTGCGTGTAGAAGGATGCCATCACACCGATGCAACCGATTTCGTCCTTCGGGTGCATGTAATATCGCTCATCGCAGAGAGAAGCGAGATACATACCTGCCGATGCACACATGCCATCGACGAAGGCGATGACTGGCTGACCCTGTGAACGGGCATAATTGATAGCCTGCTCGTAATCGTTCTTTGCCCAAGCGGAACCACCAGGAGTGTTGATGATGAAGATGTGACCTCGACAGAGGGGATGATTGGCCGCTTTGATCATCATGTTGCGATGGTCGATAGAACCATACGAGCAACCGCCACCATTTCGGGTGATAGGACCATCGACGGTGAGCACAGAAACAAACGGGAAGTTCTGAGCATCATCATTACTACTATCAAGTGCCCACTGACCTCTCACCTGCTTACCATCCTCGGAAATCTGATATTCCTCCGGGTAATAGATTGAGCCATCGGCTGCATTCACGGTTACGAAGCCGCAGGTAGGTGCTGGACGTTCGTATACGGCATGGGCATTCAAGTTCTGCTCCAATGCCTTGCGTATGCCGTGAACAAAGTCAGGCGAAATCATCCACTTCTTCTCGGTCAGAATTTCATAAAGACCTTTCATGTGTGTAATAAATTTTTAAAAATAAATGTATGTTATCGTTATCCTGAATACAAATCTCCTTACCTTATTTAGCAAAAGAAGACCTTTCAATATTTCTGACGGCAAAGGTAATGGGAATACATCGGAAAATAGGGACAAAATAAAGGTTGTATGTTGAGTGTTGAATGTTGAATTAGCCTAGCGGATAAAACAAAAAACCCTGCGATCCTCACGGACAGCAGGGCTAAAATTAATATAAATATAAAATTTCGATACTTATGAATTATATGATTTCAAAACTAGAAGATAATTAAGTACTATAAATTTATGATTGATTAAGCAATCGTTATCGGAATAAACTCTGACATCGCCTGACAGGTAGCCGTGATGCTGCGGGTCTCAGCATCATTCTGAGCGGTCACGGAATCGGTAATACTGAAGGTACCAGGCAGCGTATGGCAGAGATAAATCGTGTCATCCTGCTTACGCAAGACTATATAATAGTCCTTTCTGTGCATTTTTTTGATGATTTCGGGTATATTCGCCTTTCCGGCTTCGATATTTGCGGTAATCTCGAACTTGAAGACGGTACCATTGCCTCCCTCTGAGGAAGTCTGCTTGGCAGTGATGCTATCGGATATGATGTAATTGTCGCCTTCGCTGAGGGCAACATGGAGTGCTTCACCGGCAAAGTGGCAGCCGGTTATCTGCAATATCATCGGTATGCTGAAGGGAATAGGAACGGAGCTTTCCCATGCGGCATAAAAATAAGCATCGGTTACTCCATCCAGAAATAACTCTCTGCAACTTTCGGGTAATTTCATATCTTTTCCTTGATTTAGCTATTATTTAACTTTTGTTTATATATGAATTAACATCTATTGTATAAGGTGCAAAATCATAGCCACTGCACTTCATCGATGCGGTTAGGCTTATCACGGCTGTCCTTATACTGCATATCCACGCAGGAATAGCTCTTGAAAAAGCAGTGCTCCGTGCGGAACCACCTGCCGATGATGCGGCGCAACACGTCTTTCTCTTCCTCGCTGGCTTCTATGCCGTAACGCATTAAATAACGCTCCAGCATGGCGTTATGGGAGCGGGCGATGACCCTGCCTTTGGAGGTGCAGAAGTCGAAGGTGGATAGTGCCCATTCTACCAGACTGCGCTTAAAATCGTTGTTGAGCGAGACTACCAGGGCACGGATACCATGGGTATCAAGCGTAAAGGTAGGCTTTACTGGATAAACGGTATCGACAATCTCTACTTCGCTGGGCAGTCTGATGCAGAGGTAATCATCATGTGCGCCCTTACCATCGGTAAGGCGACCATTGAGCTGCTGCACCTCCTGGAAAGTGAGCCAGCTTCCGGCATCACGGCGCATCACTACCTTGCCTCCTGCAGGGTGTTTGCCCGACAGCATATTGCACCACTGCTGCTGCGAGAAACAGCCGAGGTCGATACGGCTGCTTTTCGCAGGGGCGCTGATAAGCGAATTGCGCATAATGAACTGCTCATGTGAGTAGTTGCTGAACACCACCGGCTCATCCTTGGTCAGGGTGAACTTAGGGTCGCGGTGCCGGAAGAACTGGCAGCGGGAGGTTGGGAGACGGAGATAGATATTTGGCACTTTTTTTGAATGTTGAATGGTTTGATGAATGTTGAGTGTTGAATGTTGAATGTTGAATTAGGCTAGCGCCCTTGAGTCCGTGAGGCAACTCAAAATTCAACATTCAACATTCAACACTCAAAATTACCGCCGAAGGTGGTAATTTAACATGATGGCATCGGTGATGTAGAGGAAGTATTTCTGCATGCTGTTTCCTTCCTTCGGGCGCGGTACCAGCTTATCGAGCTTGGCAGTCTGCTCCTCGTTGAGATTAGGGATGAGTTTCATGCCGTCGATATAGCGGCCACCTGATTCCGTCTTGGCGATGAAGCTCTCATTGAACTTATCTTTCTCACCGAAGAAGAGATTGATGGCCTCTACCATCTGTTCCTGAGTGAAACCAGGAAGGGTAGGATGCAGCTTGCGGTACTTCTGCGAATAGGTCTGCATACGCTTATCCATATAGTTATTGATGCTGTCGGCATACTCATAGTAGAGGGCGTAATCTTTCGATTTCTCGTCTTTCTTACGGGCAAAATCGAAGAAACCGCTCAACTGACGGAGGCTTGCCATCACGCCGTCAAACTGCTGAAACTCGCTGGCACCTTTGAAGATTTCCAACATATCGCCCTTCACCTGGGTAAGCAGGTTTTCGAGCGTTTCAGACAGGAACGTTATCTTATCGAGATTGGTATTCAGCTGGTCTACCTTCTCCTGTATGCCCGGACGGCTGTAGTCTACGTAGTAACGTATCAGATGGCCGAAGTTAAGGAAGTCGTAACTTACTTCGCTGTGCAGATTTACCTGTACTAGCAGGGCATAGATGGCATTGGCCAGTTTATTATCTTTTTCCTGGATAGCCTTGATGAGAGGCATCATCTGAGGCGCGCCCTGCGGTATGCGGTTGGCAGCGCGTACCAGTTCGTTGCGGTTGCGCACGGCATCGGCAAACTTCGGATCAGCGAAGAGTGTCTCCAGGGTTTTGACGTATACATCTGCCGGCACATCCCTAAAGTTGAAGGTGTAGACGGTAGGGAGCTGACGGATTTTAGCATCCCGCCTTGCCATTGCCTCCATCTGGTGCTGCTTTTTATTTTTATTTCCCATTGCTATTTACTTTTTCTATTTATCATAATGAGCGTTAGAGATAGTGAGTAGTGATTTTACCTTTAAATCTCGAAGTCCTTATCATATTCCATCATTCTCTCGGTAATGATGCGATGAATCAGATAGCCTATTTCCTTGGCGTTAGGATGCGCCTTGCCGGTACTTTCATGGAAGCGGAGGTCCAGGATATGTTTCCACTCCTTGAGAGTATAGGTATAAGCTACCACCGTATAGGTATCGAGAGGAAGAATGCCGCGGGCATCCTGCGGCTTCATGCCCGATTTCAGCAAACGGCGATAGAGCCAGTCGGCAATCTTGCAGCCGGCAAGATAGAGGAACTTCTGCCATCGGGTGCCTTCATGCAACCAATGCGGACGGGCAATCTGCACACCACCTTTCTTCTCCAGGTCCACATAGCGTGTGCTCTGCTCGCTGATGCTATTAGGCGATGTGCGGTTCAATTCTCGGCTGGTACTGATCTGCGCGGTAACAACCATGGTCATACGGAGGAGATAGAGCGCCTTTTTGCAATCATACTTCAGTGCCTTCTCGATAAACTCATCTTCCTTCACTTGATATGGGGTTAAGATTTCGAGAATTTCGGCATGCTCGCCGAGGAACTGCATGTTGCTGCTAATCCATACCTTCTTTTCCTGCACAGCATAGTTGATGTAAGGTGAAGCAACGAGGAGTGACCAGAGAGACCTCGGCATTTTATTATCGTTCTTTACGAAGAAATAGAGGGTACCGTGACGGAGCATAGAGCGATGTCCGCTCTTCCAGAAACTGTTAACCATCTTTACTGCCTGTTCTTCCCGAAACTCCTCTTTCTTTTCTTCAGAAAGTTTCTCGTCAGGCTGTTTGCCTTTGCTCTTGTAGCAGATTCTGCCTACTCGGGCAACCTGTTGAGTGCCGGTCTTCTGAGGCCACCACTCAACACCAGGAATTATCATTTTCATATCAAATATAAACTATCAATTATTAATTATCTTTCAATGCTGCCTTTATATATTCGGAAAGTTCCTGATTAAGGGTTTTCAGATCTTCCAGACTATATTTAGTCATCTGCAAAGACACTGTGATTACTGCCTGCAGCAGAGCCCAGAGCGAAGAATTGTTGGTGATGACGTAATCGAAACTGTTTATATCCATTGTTACCCGATATTCGTCACGCTTCATTCTTTCGGGAGCGATACCACGAGCCTTGAGGGTTTCGGGCTTGGCAGCTACGTAGATATTCACCAGTTCAATATCAGGGAATCGCTCGCAAATATCCATGATGCCCTTTTCGTCGATTACGTAGATGGCGGTATCTTTTATCTGGTCGAGTTCCGTCCAATACTTGTAGCCTCCATACTCGGTATAGGCAAGCATCTTTTCTCTTGGGATATTGCACTCTTTTACGAAGATGTGCTCTCTGCCGTTTACCTCGCCTTCACGCATAGGTCTGGTGGTATGTATAGGAGCAAAGAATGGGCACATGGAGTGTCATCCGCATCAGCTGGGCAACCGTATCTTTTCCGGAGCCAGCCTGACCTACTATTGCAATAATCATCTGTTTCATATCTTTTGTTTTGTAAAGTTTTTATATATAAATAGAGGGATAAACGAACAACACCGAAACAACACTAAAACAATCATAAGACTCTCGTAAGACTCTCGCAAAATTTTCGCAAAAGCGTAAAGCCTTTATTATCAGCTACTTACGAAAAGTATAAATTTTAACTTTCAGGGTTCTACCGAACCGATTTGTATATTTATTTCATCCTCTCAAAATCTTGTTTCCCATAGGGAAAAACGTGAGGTTTCTCAGGCGTTCCAGCGAAGGATATTGCTGATTTACTCTGTCTCTGAAATCGTCCATATCGCCCATGTCTACCATATATTTTCCCAATGCCATTTCAAAGTTCACCGGGAACGTCATCGTGATTTGACGGAGGAATTTACCACCCCCTATCATCACATCGATTGCTACTTTCATCCATCGCTGACCTTTCTTGTCGAGCCATGACCCCTTGGGGATTTCTACTTTTCTTTTTGCCATAATCTTATATCTTTAATGTATTAAAAAACTTTTTGTCAATGTTGAGTGTTGAGTGCATTAAACATTCCGCTCACGGTAAACCTGCTGCAGAATAGAGTGATATTCTCCTTCGCCCAAATTCACCTTGAAGGCGTGGATGAGGTAATGATAGCTCACGGTATGGCTGCTGCCTAACTGCCGCCACTTCTGTGAAGCCTGGGCAGCGTTGTACTTCCGGCTGCATGCCGAAAGCTCGTGAAACAGACGTTCGCCATAAGGGTGCGCCTTCAATGCCCAACCTGCCTTTGTCCACTCATCATAGCTTTCCGTGATGTTGATGTTTCGGCTCACTAGGGCTTTTACGATGAGTTCGATGATGCGGTCTTGCGTGCGAGGATCATTCCAGAAGGCTGAGTTGTCGCTACCGCCGTAAGCGCTGGAGGCGTTACTCTGCGGTTGCCGATACATCGGTCGTGCCTGCGGTATCACCTGCGGTTCGTCCATCTGCAAGCCTTGATAAGGCTGCACATTGTTATTAATATATATATGGTCGGCATCATCCCATGAGGCGAAACGCACACGACCGATATTGCCACATTGCTTGTCGAGCACAATGCCCAGGGCGGCATATTCCTTGAGGATAGCCTTGAACTGCTCCTTATGCCTGTCGGGATAAGCCAGGCGAACCAGTCCGAAATATCCTGTACCCGAACAGGAACGCATCAGCAAACCTATCTCAGGACGGAAGCGAGCCACCATGCGGATATTCTCAAAGCTGGTAAGCTGCTGGTTGTCCTGAAGGTCGATGTCGATAGCGAGCCATCCGGTATGATGATAAAGATGTGTTTCACGGCGTGAAACCATCACACGCTGGCCTGGGTGGGTCAAACTATCGTCTTCATAAAGACTGAAGAGACCGCTCAGTGTAGCACCAGGAAGCATCTTCTTTGTTTCGATATATTCCGGCATCTTCTTTGCTTTGCTTCCAAACTGCTGTCGCATGGCTCTCAGCTTCTCTACATACGGCTTCCATCTGTCCGTAAGACAGAACTCACGGATAGACATCTGCGTGATGCACTCGCCAGTCTCCATATCGATGAAGTCACCGTGGGCATCCGTAGCAGACTTGTAGATGGAACATATCTCTTCAAACATACCTTACATATATTATTATATTCAATTTTCGCTGCAAAGATACAAAAATAAATCGAAAAAAGTATAGGTAAACTATATTATATTTGAAATAAGTTATATTTTTAACATTTAATGTAGATTTGAGAGGGGGAACCAGCGATAGAATCGCTGGGAACGGAGGCGCAAAGGGTGTTTTTTCAAAAATGGGACCAAGATACGAAATCTGGTCCCATTTTGCCGATTTTGGTCTCATTTTAATTTTATTAGCAGAAATGTTAAAGCCCATTAATTGAGAAAACGGGGGATATTGTCCCCCTGCTGCCACACCATTGTCCCACTGCTTGCCCACGCTGATTTTTTGCTATCTGCTTATTTTTCAGCAACTTACTATATCTTGGTCTCATTTTTATATAAATTTCTATAAACAGATGTACGCAGGAGATACAAAATATTTCAGAAATATGTAGAATATATGTAGAAAATCCTACATTTTTCACGTTAGCTGCTACTCCCCTATATACCCATAACTACCTTATTGTCTGAAGTTTACGGCATAGCCGTTAATGCTACTAACTTCTAGTTTGGGGTTAGGGGATTTTGTTTTTAGGGAAAAGAAAAAATACACGGAAAATTTTATATATAGGTAGTAAATCCGGCGAAAAATGAGACCAAGATATACTTTTGAGACCAAAAAGCTCACTAAATCAGCGGTTTACAGAAAGCCCACTAATTTCTCCCCATGGTCGCAAAATGGGACCAAAAAGAAATTTAAAGAAAAAGGCTGCCTCGCTTCACAGCGAAACAGTCTTGAAAAACATAATAATAATAAACTTAACAACTAATAATCAACAAAACCTTCTCCTATTTATTCTTCATAAACCGGTTAGCCTTATTCAGGCTATCGTGCAACCCATCACGACCGTACATATTAATTTGGGCGTTGATAGGCTGATTGAGGCGCTGAATGAGCGCATTCACAGCTTGCAGGAGCGCCGCATTGCTTGCAGCATTTGCTGCTATCAGTCCGTCTGCCGCTGACGCGCCAGACGAAAGATTACCATTGCTCACTTGCGTGCCTGCTGCAAGAACATCACCCACATTGCCATTGTCAAATGCCCTTCTTGCTGAGTTTCTTCCTGAGTAGTTGCGGTCGTAGTTCACGAGCGCTTTCAGTAAGCCAGGGTTATTCATCATCATGGCGTGGGTAGTTTCCCTGCCAATCACGATTTCCGGTCCTCTCTCGGCTACGAGAGACGGCTGCCCGTTCACGGTAGTAGCGGTTGGCGATGTGAGCATCTTCACGCCCTGCATCTGCTTGCCGTCATCCTCCTTCGCCCAATACACCTCGCCATTATCAGCCACAAATGGCTTCAAGTCTTGAACGTTTCCGGAATCATAGGTAAGCATGCCGGTTACGAGCTTGGTGTTGGTGGAAGGAGTGTTGTTCTTCTTCTTACCGCCGCTGAAAGCTGAGTTGAGTGCCCACTGGAGTAAGCCCATGAGGGTAGCCATCACACCCGCGGCTGCAATAGGACCAGCAATAGGACCCAGGAAATCAAAACACTTACCGATGGCACCAGCGATAGAGAAGGTCATTCCCGCTTGCGTTCGGGCTGCATCCGATTGAGTGATTGCCTCATTGTTAGCCTGAGTATTGGCGAGATTGGTAGTGAGCGCCGTTTCCGTCATAGCCATACCTGTATTCAAGGCTATCTTTGTGCCTTCGGTCTGCTCCTTGTTTCCGGCATCAGTTACATTCGTGATATTCTGAACACCCTGGGTAGTTACCTTCTCACGATCCTTATTGCCCTTCTGTACCTCTTTGCTCAGTTCCTTCTGGTGCTTCTTCTCTTTCTTCAACTGGTTGGCTTTCTCTTTGTCTTCCTTGGATTTGCCGCCCTTCTTGAACTCGGTGTTCATAATGCCACCAATAAAAGAACCAGTGATGCCGGCTGCGGCATCAGTGAAGGAACCGCCACCTGCAATAGCATCGGCTGCTGCTGCACCAGTTTGTGTTGCGGCATCATTGTAGAACGCATTAGCATTGTCTCTGTTGCGATGCTCCCATGCACGAGGCGCGCCACTTCCCTGTGCTTGCGTATTCGGTTGCTCAGGGGTAGAAGGAGGCGCATAAGGAGGTACAATAGCCGGACTGTTAGGATTGATAGGTGTACCATCAGGATTCCAACCGAGAGCCGGCTGCTGCGGAGTCATCTTCTCGAAGTTAGACTGCGGTTGCGGAGTAAGGTAAGCTGCACCCTCATCTACTAGTCGCACATACATCGGGTTCGCCTTTGTGCCGAGATTTGAGAAATCCTCCTTCACGGCATTGGCATCGGCATTGGCTCTTGCTGCATCAATACCAGGCTGTGCTTTCTTCTTGGCTCGCTTGGCACCTGCATCGTTGATAGCCTTCCACATCTGCGTATTCACGTCGTTGAGTGCCATATTAGCCCATGATTCGAGCATAGACTTCAGAGCGTTCTTGATGCTCTCTTGTGCGCTGCTTACATCATAGCGCATTTCGGCAAATGCCTTGCCTACTTCTGCACCGAAGGTTTCGATAGGCTGCACGAGCTGCTGCATCTGCGAGAGGCGGTTCTTCATCGCCGTAGCCATTTGGTTGACATAGGCAAGTTCTGCCTCCTGACGAGCCTTGTCTGCTTCATCGAGGAGCTGCTTATTTCGTGAGTTCTTCTCGCAGAAAGCATAGTAATCTTCTGCCATCTGCATCTTCATCTTCATCAGCTCCACCTCTGGGTCAGCGGTGAGATTACCCAGTCCAAGGTTCGACCACATATTGGTTCGCTTGCCGAAGAGCGCGCTTTCCTGCTGCATCTTGCGAAGGGTTTCCTGGTTGGCAAGATTGCGCTGGTTGACCTTCCACATCTGCTCGGCAATCTTTTTTGCCTGGTCGTAGGTCTTTTTCTGAGCCTCGGTATATTCATCGGAATACTGGATGAGCTTGTTGTAGAACACCCGCCAGTCTTCCGCATTATCGCCCAACATATTCTGAATACGGGCACCGAGCGCATAAGGATCATCACCAAAGAGTACCTGAATCAGCAATCCCCTACCCTCTTTCTTGCTGACATCAACTGTATAAAGGTTGGCGATTTGCTTCCTTGCCTGCTCGTACATGGAAATGATATGCTTCTTGCGTCTCTCAAATGATTCCTTATCCGCTAACTCAAAATCGGTTGGGTTAGCAAAGCCCATCTGATTGAAATCATCGTACATATTCTGCTGCACGGTTCCCGTATAATTGTTCTCCTGGGCAATCTTTTGTCGGGCTTCTGCCTGTTTCGCCTCCAGCGTTATATTATTCTGCTGATTCTTGGTAGCCTTGGCATAGATTTCAGCCGTGATGGAGTTCATCGGACGGTTCAGGCTATTACCCAACTGAGCCATCTTCTCACGCAGGGCTTCGATGTTATTCTTTATAATGGAAGCAAGGAGGTCCTTGGAAAGATTCACTCCGGTCTCATCGGTCTTCTCGATAAGATCATTGTCCATCGTCTTCTTGAACTCCTCCCAGTAGTTAGCCTGACCAGCAATAGCAAGGCGCACCTGAGCAAGAGCTTCTTCCATACGCCTCTTTACCGGCTCTACAAACAAATCCTGCTCCGTCTTATCCATACCGAGGCTTACTGCCTGTGACAGTTTCTCGTTGATTTGTCGCTCATAGAAGTTGCGAACATTATCCATGATTGCACTCGCCTCGTCCTGCTTCTGCTTCAGCTCATCACGCCAGGAACGCTGCTGGTCACGTTCCGCCTGTTTCCGTTCTCGTGCCTCCCGCTTCGCAGCAGCGATAGCATCCTTATTGGGTGCATTATTGTCAAGTGTACCAGGACTTTCTTCCGGATAAGGAGTATATCCTTCTGGAACGAAGTTCGCATAAGCATTATCAATCTCCTTCTCTTTATTACCTCTACGATGCGTAGCGTTTGTGTACCAGCGAGACGCAGAAAGCAAATCACGAAGTTTGAATGCCATTTGCGGGTCACTGGAAGCTGGGGAAATCTTTCTGCCGTCATAACCCTGGCGGTAAACGAAACCCTTATTATCAACTTTCCAATTTTCGCCGCTAATCAAACCTGATTTATTTTTCGGCAGTTTTTTAGCTAAGTACCAGAACACGGAGGTACCGCTTGCACCCTTGCTGACCCATCGGTCTATATCCTGAAAAGATACGCCGAGCTTATCCAAGCCTAAGGCACGAACCTTTTCCATCAAAACGTTTGAAGCGGCGTTTCTGTCGGAATCAAATTTCGGCAAAGCCTGCTCCTTAGCTTTCTCGCGCATACGGTAATAAGTTGCCCTCTGTGCTTCCTGTGCCAACTCGGAATAATGGTCACGAAGATCTTTTACATTCTTTATCTCTATGCCGAGATTAGCAATATAAGAGCGGAAATCTCGATTGAATCTGGATACGAGGCTTTGGCGTTCTTTCTGTGAAAGATTCGCCTCATTCATCATTCGCTTATAATTATCGAGTTTCTTATTAAGGTTACTCGTTTCTACTGCCGCCTCGCCAAGAGTTTTTCTCCAGGCATTAGCCTTGCGTGCTGCCTCTGCTTCCGCAGCAGCAGCCTCTTCGCTTGCACTTACAAAAGACCACACTACACCTACGGCGGTGAGAATCGCACTAGCAATAGCTACATAGGGATTTACCTTTGCTGCTGAATTAAACAACGTTTGCGCAGCTGCAGCCGCTTTTATCGCCTTGCCTAATTCCCAAAGAAATGAAACAGCTTTATAGATACCCAGAGCAGCAACATAATTGGCGATAAGAGGAAGGAGGCCTACAAACACCTTACAAGCGGTAATCACACTCCACAGAGCTGCCTGAAGTGTATTCTTGAATATCGGGCTTTGCAGTATCATCTGCGACATATCGTACCAGGCTTCCGCCATCGACTTTACACTCTCCACACCATCAGGATTGACAAATGCCTTCTCCCAAAGGTTGTTGGCTCTGTCCAATATACCTGCGGCCGACTGCTGCTGCATCTTGTACTCATTGGTTACAGCGCTTGCCTCCTCGAATGCCTCTTTAGACTCGTAGAGATGATCCTTCAGCACATCTACGTTCTTAGACATAGTTACCATAGAAGTAATAAGTCTTTGTCCGTCAGAACCAACGTCTTTAAAGATGTCACCAAGAGCATTCATGTTACCCTTGTCACGCATCTTCTCCAATACAAGGACAATGGCATCCATCGCATGACCCGCCGCGTACATATTCTTGATAGTACCCTGCTGAATGCCCAAATCCTTCTCGATAAGGTTATGGTTCTTCTGCAAGGCTACGATGAACTTAGACATTGCCGTAGCACTGACTTCTGGCATCAAGAAGAGAGAATCGGATGCAGAACCGAGAGCCAACAACTGGTCGGTAGTGATACCGGCAGTACGGCTCACACCGGTTAATCGCTTGGCAAACTCTACGATATTGGTAGATATAGAGGTAGAAGTAGAAGACAGCTTGAACATAGCCGAACCCGTAGCAAGCATCGCTTTTTCAATACCCATCTTCGGAATAAGCCCCATCGTCTCTACCATCTTTGACAGAGCAGGCAACGCCTCCTCTCCCATTTCCTCGCCGATGGCTACATTGATTTGGTCGGCAGCAGCTACGAACTGCTTCATACCTTCCACGCCATACTTACCCATACCAAGTTTTGCACCCTGGTAGGCAAGTTGAGCCAAACCATCAACAGAAGTACGAGTATCTATCTTAGCCAACTCCTCAGATAACTTATTGACATCCTGCATCGTGAGTCCGGACACCTTGCGAATATCCGTCAAAGACGAAGAATATTCAAAGTTTTTCTTGATAGCAGAAGTAACTGTATCTTTAATCGCATTGAATACTCCAAATAAACCCACGTATGCCGTAAGATTCTTCACTGCCGTCTGCCAGGAATTACCATGCTGGGTTATAGCTCCAGTAGCGTTTTCGATATTCTTCTTTAAATCCTTCAGATCTTTCTGCTTCTCGTTAAACTCCTTGCTTTTGGTGTTTAACTGATTCAACTCTTCGGAAAGCTGATTGTAAGCCTGTTTTAGCTCATTGATAGAAGCCTTTCCCTTCTTTCCTCTCTCGATAACATCATTAAGCTGACTATGCGAAAGATAGGTACCTTTCAGGGCTTTCTCCAACATGGCATACTGCTGACGAAGCTTTGCCACCTCCTGCGAACCTACAGGCAATTTTTGAATCTGCTTCTGAATAGCATCCATTGCCGCCTTAATATCTTCAGCAGGGTGTCCGTTAGGGTTACTCAGGATTTTGAGGAGCTGAATAGAATCCAAAGAAGCCTTCTGAGCCTTACCGGAAACCGCCTCTAGACGCTTTTCGATGGTAGCGAGGCCTTCGTTATAGGAATTAATCTTCTTCTCATCGGAAAGATCAGTATTATCCCTAGCCTCCGTGAGGGTTGTCTTTGCCCTGCGTAAATCAGATGCCGAGGCGTGTTTTCTGTTAACGACACTGGTAGCTTCCGAAACACTCATCTTGCCTTTACGTCTATCCTCTTCTGCCTCCAGCTGTTTCAAAGTATTAAGGTTAGACTGATAGCTGGCATCGGTCTTCTTTAAAGAAGAAACGAGTTCTCTCTGCTGGGTTAAAGCCTTACTGAGCCATTGGTCAGACTGCTCATTTACGTTCTTCAGTCCTTTTTCAATCTTCACATATTTTCCTTCGAGCAGGCGTATCTCGTCACCTACTTCCTTCATCATCGCACGGATGGAATTAGCCTGCTCCATTTCAGCCTCAGACAAGCCTTCGAGCTGACGCTTGCCATCGCCCAATGCACGGCGCAGGTTGCGGAGCGAAGTATTACTAAGCTGGTTTACCACGCTCTGCAAACGCTCATTGGCAGAAATATCCTTAATCTGCGCAGAAGCCAGCAAATCATACTGCTTCTTCAAATCCTTGATGGTGGCATCGAGGGCTTTGTATGGGTCAGTGTTCGGCTTCAGGTTTTTCAGCTTCGCCTGAGCCGCATCTATCTGGTCGGATATACCCGCTGCTGCCTCCTGCAACTGCTTCAGTACCTGGAGCGGCTGCTGACCATTGAGCGTGATGATAGCCTCTGTTTTATTCTTTGCCATTGCTTTTTATTTTTTAATGTTTATTTTTGGGGGATATGAGACCGGCGATGGAATCGCCGGGAACGGGGGCGAGATGGGTTACTCGTCTTTGCCTTCCAGGGCGTTCATTATCTGCAACAAGCCCTGATAGCCATAGTAATCGGCAAGATGATTTTCGTATCTTGTTTTCAGTCTGCGGACGGTTCGCATGATGGCAGGGCGGTGAGATTTACCTGCCCTTCTATCCCACTTGCCGATGTAGCGTGATTTGAACTTGGCTTTCTTGGTGCGATCTACTTTGTCGGCGGTGATGTGGGATGCAGGGTCGCGGAGGTCGCCCGTCAAACCTACACCAATATCCACATAGCGGAGATAATCGTTATAGCGGATTCCTACCATCAGATTACCCGTCTTTTCATCAGCCTGATATACCGTACCCTCAAAGGATTTCTTACCTTCACCCGTAGAATACCACATGCCGTGTTCCTCGCGGTATTTGTTCACCTTCTCGTAGCCACGATATACTTCTACCGGATAAATCTTCTGGGTATTGAAGTTGACTTCTATATCAAGAAGGGCTTGTTTCAGATATACACCTGCCACCTCTTTCAGGGGTGCAAAAGGCGACTTAATAGGTTGAGTTCTGATAGGCATGGCTTATCCCTCCTTTCCGTCTTCTGTCGATGCAGGAATGATATATTTCTGCTCTTTTTCACATTGGAAATTATAGAGCGGACGGATGGTCTGCCAATAGCAATCAGCCAGGAGCCAGCTCGGACCACGGAAAAGAGGGTTTACACCATAGGCAAAACTCTCTATATCGACAGATGATAACTCTATGCCCAACTTAGGCTCTTCCGTCTTGAAGTTTCTGCCCGTGATAGGACAGATACCTGTGCGGCGAAGCTGAGTGAGATAAGACGCAAGGTCTTCGCAATACTCCATCAGATCATCCGATGCAGCCTGCAATTTGCCGCCATCATATCTGCCTAACGTAGCAGAGGAGTCTTTCAGTCTGGTAAGGAAACAAACCTGATAAGTAATCAGGGCTTGCTTATCCGATTTCAATTCTCCGGAGTTAACTACACGATAGAGCATGCAGGGAGAGTGAATGATATTGGCGTTGCGGGAAAAGATATTTTCCTCATCAATATCACGGATGCGGAAGAAACTCTGATCCTCCAGCTTCTTGCTTGTCGGGTCGTGGGATAAGGGCTTGTATATCGTAGCCCAGTGTTCCAAAACATTTGATATTGTCATAATTCAAAGGGATTTTAACACATTATTAACTGATAGCGTACAGAAATTAAGAGATATTGGCACATTACATGCCCATTACCGGGTCTGCAGGTTTCTGCGGAATCCAGTCGTCATTATCATCTTCTTTCTTCTTATCCTCTTCCGGAGTTGCCTCTACTTCATCTTTCTTCTCAGCTGATGGAGTTTCCTCCTCTTCTTCCTTCATCAAGTCTTTCAGCTTCACATTGAAGTGTCTTTCGGTTTTATCGGCTACAATCTTCTGCATCACTCTTGCCCAGGGTGCCCCATTACAGGTACTCTCGTTTTCAAGGATGCTCACGAGTTGCACACCGCAATAAATAGCGGCAAGATAGTTGGCGAGATGGAGAGGGTTCTGGAAATCGAGTATCACGGTATCTACCATCGTGGCCAAGAATATCGCAAGGATGAGGACGGAGAAATCTTTCACCATCTTTGCCATTTTCTTAGATTTCAGTTTCCCGTCGATTTTGCATCGAGGGTCTTTCTTGATAGCCTCACGATAGCGGGAATAGATGCGGCAGTTGCAGCGCCACGCCGTGTAGCAGTCGCAGATAAGGGCGAAGAAGCATACGGCGATGTAGTTAAGAGATGGTTCCAGGGTACACCACACCAAGCCAATGATGGCTGCAAGAAACCTTGTTAGAGTAGGAATTAAACTTTGCATTTCTTTTTTCTTTTTAATGTTATCCTATGTTGTCTTAATACTATTGCAAAGGTAGAATATTTCTGCCCTATGAGGGGGACAAAATATAATGTTAAGTGTTGAATGTTGAATGTTGATTTTTGCCTAACGGACTCAAGAGCGCTAGCCTAATTCAACATTCAACATTCAACATCCAACATTAACTCAAAACTCTTGTCCCAGCCATGTAGGGGAGATTTCGTAATTTTGCAATCAGATGTACGGATGGAATATAACCTTCCGGGGGTTCGAGGGGTTTGAACACGAATGACACGAATAGCACGAATTTCAGTTTTCGATGCCCCACCAGGTTAACATTAAACATTAAACATTAATAAGAGATGAGTCAACTTACGCAGAATACCCTGCAGAGAATAGACAAGTGGCTATCTAACGGACTGAGCATTGACACGATGTTTCCGAAACTGGAACAGAAGTATCGGATGCAGCTCTGCTACGAGTTCTACAAGCGCTGGGTACAGAACAATGATATAGACCCAAAGACTACCTGCCGCAACATAGCAAGACGCGACTATGCGCTGTTTGTGGAGCAGGCGGGCAGAGGGATAAAGGAGGCGCAGGAAATGGTGATGGCGCTGCATATTGATATTGACGACGAAGGAAATATCAAACCCCGTACCATTACCGAGCTGACAAATGATGTGGCAGTCTGCAACCACATCATCCGCTTCTTTATGACCGACGAAAGCCCTCGTCACAAGGCGATGTATCTCAATTCTGCTGAGTGGCTTATCCGCACAGGCAAGCAACAGAACAACGACCGTGCGGTGGATAAGGGTATGCAGGCATTGGCTACCGTTTATGGCAACTTCCTCGAAGAGAAGGATGCTACCGAGGAAATGCCGGATATGAGCCGCATTGCCATTACGCAAGATGTGAGCATCGTGAAGCGTGACAGGGTGAACTATACTGACGAGTACAAGAAAAAAATGGCTCGCAAGTATGGTCTTACGGCAAAGGATATGCAGGATATTGCCGAGGAGGAAAGTCTGCAGGAGCATAATGAAAAGGTACCTGACTATATGGAATATATGGAAGAGGTGCTGGATGATCGTGCTGAGAAGAAGGAAGGTGAAATGGATATTCCGGAAGAGGAAGGTGATACAGAAAAGAAAGGAGGCAATGATGAGTAAGCGCAAAGGTGATCATCACTACCACAACAAAGTTCCTCCATTCACACCGAACCCTGAACATTATACCCGAAAACAGCATACCTGGAAGGCGAAGGTGGCATACGAAACAGAGGATGCTGCCTGGGAGTTTCTGAACCAGAGACCGGAACTGAAGGCGCAAGGGTATGTAGCGTATCAGTGCAAGACGTGCCAGAAATGGCACATTGGGAAGTTAAGAATTAAGAATTAATAGTTTATAGAAGATGGAATTAAATAAGATATATAATGAGGATTGCCTGGTAGGAATGAAAAAGATTCCTTCCAAGGCTATTGACTTAATAGTTAGTGATCCTCCTTATATTATAGATAATTCTGGGGGGGGTATTTACGCCCATGACGATAAAGGCTACGTAAAAGAGCTGAATGAAATAAAGAACGGTTTCGATTTAAAGATTCTAGATGAATGCTGCAGAGTTATGAAAAAGATAAATATCTATCTTTGGTGTAGCCAAAAACAGATTCCTCTATATCTTGATTACTTCGTAAAAAAGAAAGGCTGTAATTGGAATCTGATTACTTGGCACAAGACAAACCCGATACCTGCGTGCGGTAATAAATACATTACTGATACAGAGTATTGTTTGTTCTTTCGAGAAAAAGGAGTTCGTATTTATGGCGATACAAGTACCAAAGGAACGTATTTCATTACTCCACTCAATACTTCAGAGAAAAACCTTTGGAATCATCCAACTATAAAGCCAACAACGTTCTTTCAAAAGCATATTATCAATTCGAGCCTGAAAGGTGATACCGTTCTTGATCCCTTTATGGGCAGCGGCACTACTGCCATCGCCTGCATCAGGGAAAAGAGGAACTTCATCGGATTTGAGTTAAACAAGGAATATTACGACAAGGCTTGCAAGCGCATTCAGCTCGAAATGGCGCAGCCGAGCCTATTCTAAAACATATAATTGCAATGGAAATAAATAAGATATATAATGAGGATTGCCTGGTAGGAATGAAAAAGATTCCGGACGCAAGCGTGGATTGCATTATCTGCGATTTGCCTTATGGCGTTCTCAATAAAAAGAGTGAGGGCGGTGGCTGGGATAGCATTATCCCGCTTGAGCCATTATGGAAGGAATATCTGCGCATAACCAAACCCAATGCAGCAATCATTCTTTTCTGCCAGGGTATGTTTACCGCACAACTTATGATGTCGCAGCCGAAACTCTGGAAATATAATCTTATTTGGAGCAAACAGCGGGTAACAGGTTTTCTGAATGCTAACAAGATGCCTCTGCGCTCGCATGAGGATATTGCGGTATTCTATCGCAAACAACCAGTCTATCATCCTCAGATGGTAAAATGTGCGCCAAATCAAAGGAATCATCGAAGGGGCGATGGTTCTCATAGTTTAAAGCGAGGTTGCTACGGCGATCATAAAGAAGTGCCTACTATCGTATCAGATGAGAAATTCCCAAGGAGCATTATCTGCTTTGATAAAGAACATTCTGCCGATACCTTCCACCCTACGCAAAAGCCAGTCGCCCTTATCCAGTATCTTATATGTACTTATACCAATGTGGGGGGGTGCGTTCTCGACAACTGCATGGGCAGCGGTACCACCGCCATCGCCTGCATCAGGGAAAAGCGCAACTTTATCGGTTTTGAATTAAACAAGGAATATTACGACAAGGCTTGCAAGCGCATTCAACTTGAAATGGCGCAGCCGAGTTTATTTTAAATCTGCAAAATTATGGCAAAGATTATTTATTTCGGAACCAATGGATGCTCCGGACACTACCCTATCGGTATTGATATGACACTGACAGGAGAAGAATACAATAAATGGTGCGAGTGTGATAATGAAGTCTGGATAGAAAACATCCGGAAAAACCCAGGTCGTCACCTGATTCAACATCACGGCGAAACCTACACCAACTATGGTGTTCCGTTCTCTGTAGATGAAGACAGAGTTGGAGACCATACCGAAATATTTTGGGAGGGAGTACACTCAGAAGAAGAAATGATAGAACTCATAAAGAGCAACCCGTTTTTGAAACGACAATTTAAAAAGTAAGCAACAATGATAGTAATAAAAATCAAAACATGGAAAGACTGGAAACAGGACTTTCTAAAATGGGTGCAAGCACCTCGGCGCAGTACTTGCAAAGAGTACGTAGATTATATGGAGACTTTACAAAATCAGGTTCTCTACAAAATAATAAACGACACTTGCGATAAATACGGCAATATGCGTGAGGATCAAATTCAAGACATCACCGAGGCAGTCGAGAGATGCGTGGCTGAGTGTGCCAAAGAAACACGCAAGCTAATCGATGATTGCCAGCCCGCAAAATTGCTCTAAGACTGTAAAAAACTGACATATCTACGGATTTCAAATCCGCAGGAACGCCTAACGGACGCAAGGATGCGGCTAAATCAACATACATTCAGGATAACATTTTTATTATTATGCAGCAACCACATCAGATTTACTTAACACGATTTCAGCAGCAATCACTCTATATGGGTGCCCGAGACGAGAGGGATATTGCAGCTCGACGCACGGGTAAAACCGATGGTCTCGTGGCACCCTATGTATGGATGACCAGCAATTCCATGCCTGGTATGCTGGGCGCATGGGTAGCCGTATCACGACAACAGGGCTTCTCGAAAACCATACCGGGTACCATGGCTGCCATGGAGCGAATGTTCGGTTTTCAGATAGGCATTCACATGGGTTGGGGACGACCGCCAAAGCATGTGCGCCCTTCTATCTTCAAACCGAAAAGCTACGAAAACATCATCTGGTTTGCAAATGGTGCCCAATGGGCATTGATTTCTCTGTCGCAGACCGCTTCTGCAAACTCTTATACCTTCAGTGCATGTGTGGGCGATGAGTGCAGATTCTTCCCTAAGAAGAAAGTGGATGAGGAGTTGATGCCGGCATTATCAGGACAGACACACCCACTGGGAGACATCAACTTTTCTGACTACAACCCACTCTACCGTTCTACCCGATTCGTAAGTGATGCCTCGCTTACGGCAAAAGGCTCATGGCTGGAGCGTGAGGACGAGAAACTGGACTTGGAGATAGAGACAGGCAGGTTTAAGGGCAAGACCTACCGATGGGTACAGAACGAGCTGGAAGAGTATGCCGACAAGGTTATCAGATATAACGACCTGCTCTATAATGCCAAGAAGACGGGGCATTCGCTTCGCGTGGTATCAGTAGAGGAAAAGACTATCATACGTGCCGTGGCGTTGAAAATGCTGAAGCATGAAGGCATGTTCCGCATTCTGCCTAACCATGGCAATAGGATTACCAAGAACATGGTGGACATGGCAGTAAACTACAAACTGGTTACTGCCGAGGATGCCGAACTTATCTATGATTACGAATATCTGATTACACCGGATGAGGATTTCGAGATGCAGATGTTCCTGCGCTCGAAGAAGTTTCAGGATGACTATCTCAGAGAACTGCGGCGCTCGGCTTTCGTGGTGCGCAGGGCATCTACCCTCGAAAACGTGGACGTTCTGGGTGAGGAGTATATCCGACAGATGAAGCGAGATCTTCCACCCTATACCTTCATGGTCAGTATTTTGAACGTAAAAATCAAAAAATCGAACGATGGTTTCTATTCTAACCTGGATATAGATCATGTTCACGGTTATATCCCCGATGAGATTGACCCGCTTTCTCAGGCTAATTTCCGCACAGAGAAGGCTACGGGCATCATCGGCGGCAAGAAGATTACATCAGAAAGTTATCAGCCCGACTTAAAAGAGCTGTCCGAGAGAAACGACTGCCGTATGGATAGCGACTGCGTGAACGACCTTCCTCTTTATCTCGCATTTGACTATAACGCCAATATCAATACCCTGGTGGTAGGTCAGGTATATCAGCGCGACGGAGTGGAGGCAGTGAATGTTATCAAGAGTTTCTACGTGAAGAACGAGCGCAAGCTGAGAGAGTTGGTAGATGATTTCTCGCATTACTATGCTCCGAAGAGAGCCGTGAACAGAGATGTGGTTTACTACTATGATTCTACCGCAAAGCAAGGTGCATCGTATGCCTTGACCGATGAGCGATATTACCAGGCAGTGATTAAAGAACTGGAGCGTAATGGCTGGAATGTTACGGCAATAGATATGGGTGTGCCGGAAAGGCATGAGGTGAAGCATCGCATCATCAATAATGGTCTTGCCGGCATAGAATATCCTGCCATCCGTATCAATCAGCCCAACAATCCCGACCTGATTATTGCCCTGCAGCTCTGTGAGGTGAGCATCGGCTATCAGGGATTCCGAAAGGATAAGAGCCAGGAGAAGAAGCCGGAAACGGAAGACAACCTGCCGTTGCAGCAGCGTACTGACTTCACCGATGCCTTCGACTCGCTATACTTAGGCTGCAAGTTCTGGCGAGGAAATATCGGCTGGTTCGTACTGCCGGACGGAAGGAACGTTTAACTAAATGTTGAATGCTAAGTGTTGAATGTTGAATTAGGCATACGCCATTGAGATAAACCAGCGATGGAATCGCTAGGAACGGAGGCTTTACTCCGAGAGGTAATTCAACATTCAACATTGATAAAAACATTCAACACTTAACATTAAACGAAATGAGGGGCGGGTGTCATCACGACAGCCGCCCCTCTTGATATTAACAAAACTTTACCTTAAAACAATTTTGACTTTTAATTCATGAGAACTAATTAATAAAGAAAATAAAGTCCCCGCGTTTCACAACGAAGGAACTTCAACAAGATCAAAAACTAACAACTCAATAAAATTAAAATAATCATAACTATTACGTTAAGCATATTTTGATAAAACACTAGAAGAATCTATTCTTTAATCTCAGGATGATCTCTGAGATATTTTTCACGAAAGTTACGGAACATAAGTTCATGCAACTTTCCCATTTCCGGACTCAGTGTTCTCCATCTCTCGCTCCACTTTACCTTTTTACGATAACAGGCTATGCGGACCACGGAGGATATAGGAAAATCGGTTGCCGTTCTTCCCGTTTCCGGATCATCATACGTAATACTAACTATCGGACGGTAAACATCACGAATACATACGCCCTGTTCTGCTACTGCCTGGAGAAGTTTATCATCATTCATTCGCAGCAGCAAAAGGGCATCACCGGAATAGGAATTATTAATGAGCGATTCAAAACTGCGGTTATGAAGTTTGATAAACCTGCCATCGGTGAAATAGATTTCCACCACCACTTCCTGGTAATCGCCACTATCCTGGTCGAGATCAGTAATCTCATCCCATAGCGTTTTATTTGCGAAGTCCATCTTACCGGAAGAATCCATCATCAGCCCATAGACAGACTTGAGCTGTTGCAGCATCATCTGCTCCCCTATTTTATTCATACGCTATAATCTTTCTTTTTTCTGTTTGCAAAGGTAAGAAAAAAGGTTTTTATGTCTGGGACAAAAACCTTTTTAATGTTGAATGTTGAGTGTTGAATGTTGAATTGCCTGACGGACTCAAAAGCGCTAGCCTAAATCAACACTCAACATTCAACACTCAACATTGAAGTTTCTTTACCAGCAGCAGACGATCGTTTTCATTCCTTGCCATTACACGATAGCCAAGACGTTTGTACCATTCGAGAACGAAAGGCTTACTGCCTTTATCATCCCACTCCAGCTGTGCCGACTTGCAGCCCAGTTTCTTAGCTTCCCGCTCTGCGGTCTCCATCAGGAGGCGAGCCGTTCCCTGCTTGCGGTACTTCTCATCTACCCAAAGGTTGTAAATAGCGCAATCGGCATACTGATAATACTCGTCTTTATAAGGTCCAGGCTTCGGTATCTCCACCTGTACGGTGCCGTGATTGATTTCATCCACGACAACAATCTTTTGAGATGACTCCCAATCTTGAATCTGTATCATAATATATTCTTTTTTATAAATCCTTAAAGTCACTTGCTTATCAAATAAACGCTAAAGGTAAATCCTTTCTTGGTTCTATCTTCAGACCATGATTATTCATAAGCTGCAGGCAAGCATCCTCTGTAAGATTCTGCCAGTCGATTTTATCCTCTTCGGTTAATGGAATAGGCAAAGAATCTTTAATCTTCATAAACAGGTCTTGTATTTTCTCCTCTCTATAATCAGAATAAAAATAAGCCTTATAATCGAAATAACCGAATACGAGACCTTGTCGCAAATCACCAGGACCATAATGAGGACTTATGACACGCGTCCATCTTAACATAGGGAAATGAGAAGGCTCTACTGCCAATAGAGCATGAAAACGCTCCAAAGCTATAGCTTTTGCCTTATCACGATCGATAGCTTTCAGGTAAAAGTAAAAACAACTGCCTATATATTCTCCAGATCGAAACCTTACAGCATCGAAAAACTGACCCGACTGACTTAAATCATTGACAGAAACATTCTTTGCTTTTGAAGAGTTATCTATTCTGATAGAAATTTCATACCAGTATTCCTTTCGAAGCTGCTCCTCATCATCAATATTATATTTCTCTATAGTTCTATCCTCGGCTTTTTTAACAAACGAATCAGCTTTCTCTTTGTCAGAGAACACGCCATCAACACGATAGTCACTATACTCGCCCGATGTTACCACATAAGCGGTTTTAGGCTTATCAAGAGGTGCCCTGAAGAGAGCACTGAGTTGAGTTTCTGAAACCCGATTTAAGTTAACGATATACTCTACGTGATATAGTTCGGGATATTTTGCAGCGAACTCTCTGCGCAGTAACGGCGCATCACCGTATGCCGGAGTACCGCTCGGACCGAAATCGAAATGGTCAAACACCTTTGGACCCGATTCGTACATAACGAATAACTCAGGGCTTTCGCGATCGCCTTTCACGTCCTCGATACACTCACCCTTCGCACAGTCTATCGCATTATAGAAATCCTCGTCAAGATACATATATCCATAATAATCTTCTCGAAATTCCTCCTTGCCTTCTTCAGACAAGGTTTGCGTCTTGACATCGTAGAATCGGTCTTCATCCAGATAGTTGAACATATCTGCGAAATCTTCCACGATAAAGAGAGAACAATCGTCTGCACAAAGGATAAATGGTTTACTGAAGTCAATATCAAAATCCTCATCGGTAATAGGATGCCAAAGGGATTTTTTCTTTTCTTCTTTTGTGTATAAACTCATATTTTATAAATCTTTTAATCATTAAAATGCGTCTTTAATATCACACCCGGCTACGGCCTTATATTCTGCCTTGAGGAAAGCAATCTCATCCTTCAGGCGCTTGATGTCTACGGAAGACTGATGACGTTCCATAGCCAGCTTCCAGTTGCGGTAGGCATAATAGAACTTATCGCATAGCTTCAGTTCCTCATCGGTGTACTTTTGCAGATGCAGGCAGTGTGCCTGTTTTATCTCATTCAGTTTACCATCCGCTTTAAGTACAATCAGCCCGGCATAATCAGGAAGGAGAGGATATACTTTCGCACTAAGGTACCAAGGTACGCAATAATAAAAGAAATTCGGGCGGCGACGTTTCTCATCTCCATTCTTCAGCAATTCATGCTTCTGCCGCTTATGGGTGAAATCGTTCTTGAAATCAGCAAGGGATATTTTGCATTCCACCTCATACCAATATCCGCTTCGGGTCTTGATGAGCATATCACTCTCCCAGCCGAACACATAAAGGTTTTCTACGATAAACTTAGGGTTCGATTTCCAGCCGCGCAAATGCTGCTGAAGAAGCTGCTCTGATACCTGCTCCTTAGTAAGGAGCGGTGCTTGTTTACTCTTTGTTCCCATCTATCTTTTTCATTTGTCCGTCCTTTAATTCATAACCCACATCTCGAAGTCTTGACTCTAACATCTTGACTTGTGATATGGAAGCTACATAAATTTCGGCTTTATCAGGATCGCAAAGATTTATATCAGGAATAATTTCATTAGCAAAATTATCTGTTTTCTCGCTACGGCTAATTCTTCTATCCGGATCGCTAACATAAAGCTTTTTTGAATCACCGTCTTCACTCCAAAAGAAATGAAGCAATATCTTTTTATCTATATGCCAAAGGTTAGCCTTTACGCAAGCAAAACTCTGTTTAGTACTCCGAGGGTCTTTGCTTTTCAGGAAATAAATCACACCTTCCTGCATAAGTGCAGGAGGTACATTAATATCTTCCACGTATTCACTATATTCACAAGGCTTGACACGATACTTACAGTTTTCCGTATCAATATCATATTCCTCTGGGTTGAAATCTCGCCAATTAGGTTCCTCCAATGGGCGATACTCCACGGGATTCCCATCCTTGATGGCTTGCAGCACCTGCAGCAAGCCATCAACATCAAACAAATAATTCTTCTTCATAACTATTTTTTATTTATAAATGCGGATAAGGCTAGGAATATAGCAAGCGTAGTTCTTATATCCCGGTTCTACATAACTAACATCGGGATCTGTATCACGCATAGCGTTTATATCATCCAAAGAGTAAGGACCTACGTAGCATGGAGGAAAACCTATGTAAAGGATAGAGCCTTCGTTGTCATACCCAGCAATACGGCCGCAAAATCTCCCTCCTTTTCTTGCCTGAACGTCTGTCGTAATCAGAACTTCACGACCTTGATAAAGATGATAAATCTCCTTAACCGTCAATCCGGAAATATCCTCATACACGGAATCAGCAGAGGCATGAATATTCTTCTGCTCCGTCCTCTCCTCGATAGGCTCTACCTCCATCTTAATATGCAGCAGTTCACGTTTTTCTCGTTCTCTCCTGCTTTTAAGAACAAAGAGCTTTGCCTTTCTCCAGCTATCTGCCCAGCCAAGAAGCAAAAGACCTACAGAGAACCCAGCCAGCACTACGATGGTTGCCTCCAGGCAGCAATCGTATATCTCCTGCGATAGAACGCAAGGATGGGTATAGATATTCTTCAACTTGCCGAGAGCGTAAATAAGGACAACAGCAAGGATGGGTACCAAAATCGCCAACAGGTTAACACCGATAACCTGGGCATAATACTTCAATTTACTTTTCATCATTTTCTTTTTGTTTTGATTCATAAATCTTTTTTATTTCATCAAGATTTCTGACACACAAATCTCGATAAGCACCTTCAAAAGTTTCTGCCTGTTTATACATGCTGTCCTTTACCATAAAACGGCAATCAAGACAGCGTGCCAGGGTTTTAACCGCAACAATAAAACCGACAAACTCGTTGGGATCATATCTATCTTTCTTGATAGGAGATTGAGCACCGATGCGTATCTCGTCCGTAATCTTGTATGTTTTCTTGATTACTTCCGATGCAGTATGAATACTTGTTATCGGCTCTAGAGATACAAAATTCTTAACCACATATTTGTCGTGCAGCTCACGCAAAGCTTCGATACGTTCCTCGGTAGAAGGAGCACCAGGCTCCAACTTATCTTTACCAGTGATAGTAAAACCGATGGTGAGGTGGCGGGCTATATCCTTATAATCTGTTGTAAGGTCTCGAAGTGTACTCTTCCACAATCCCGTCTGCATCCAATGCACGTTTTTTGTTAATATCGTAACCGGAATGCGATCAAATAGCAAATGTAAAACCACCTGCTGCAGGATAAGCATATCTGCCTCTATATCGAATGGGTCGCAAGTGAAAGAGAGGAAAATACCGCCATCCTGACGTATTTTATCTATTCCTATCTTCTCTAAATCCTTCGAGATAATATCACGGGCAGCAACAAGACTTTCATGGTTCACAACACCTTTCTTAATAGCATCATGCGCAGTCATATTATTTTTCTTCAGATATTCATTGAGCTGCTTATCTCGCTGCTTAATGATAGGTGCCGCCAGTTCGGACTTATCGCCGAAGACGTGGCTCAACACCCCTCTGCGGTTATAACAATATGTGCAGCCGTTAGAGCAACCATGGTATAGATTAATTGCCCACTTGGCATATTCACCAGCCGCACCCTGCGGCTGGTAAATCAATGCTCCATTTACAGGAGTTTCTTCTTTATTTTGCATAATCTTTTTCTTTTATTTTTTCACTAATTACGATATTTCCGTCTGAGTTAATATCAACGCTGCATTCTCCCGTTTCATGCCAGCCATTTAGGTTTTGGAAGGTTAAAACTTTATCTCCCCTGGAGTGGCGAAAAGAAAGATTTGCCAATAGACGTTTTTTGCTAATCAACGGTTCAAATGAGCGGAAACGAATGCAATCTCTAGTTTGATCCTCCTTCTTAGGAGCGCTAACATATCTTATCCATGAACCGCCATCGAACCACGCTACGAGATAGATAAAAGCATCATCCCTTGCATTTTTAAAGGCAGGGGTAGATAACAATTCTTGCTTTGTCATACGCTATTCTTTTTTATCTTCTGGCTTTTCAATCAAGAATCCGATACCAGCGTGGATATTACCAAGCTTATACCACTTCTGGCTGAGAGTCATCACATAGCTGCTGAAAGCATTCTCTTCGATATCCAACTAGAAGGCTTCGTCAGTATCAGGTTCACCGTGTCTGATATAACCTTTACCTGGGGTATAGATGAGACGATAGTAAACACCATCCTTGCATAGGTACAGACCGCTGTTCTCGCAATCAGAACTCCACCATTTCGGCTTACTCACATAGCAAAGCATTACATCGCCATCGTAGATCGGAATATATGATTTCTTGCCCTTATTCTCGCCTACGTAATCTTTGGCATCAACATTATCTACCTGGCGGGCGGTAGCCGTTAGCGTATAGCCGTTCTTTATCATTTCGGCTATATCAAGATATGCAACCTGCCATTGCAAATTAAACTCCTGCTGAAAACGCTCAGCACCTCTTTTAAAGAATGCAAGGATATTTGGCTTTCTATCCTCGCAATTAGCTGCAGTATCTTCGATGAGAGAGTTGAAGACTTGGATCTTGCTAGCTTCCAACGCCATTTTTATCATGGAATAAAGATACCCGTCCTCCTTATCTTTGATACTCCAATACTGACCCGAAGCTATCTTACGCAGATCACCGTACATATCCATCGCTTCACGCTCCTGAATATTATGCAGATGACAGACAAACTTGTATTGGTCGGGATGAACGCATTCAACCATATTGCTAAACTTCAGCATATTCTTGATGGTGCTTACATATTCTTCTGTTTTCATACGCTACTTTTGTTTATTTTCTAAATTCTCACTCTGTTCAAAGTTCTTATTCCAGCAGATGATGGTATTATTTTCAGGTATTCTACATACGAAACCTGGGCATTCCCAGCATTCAATGGAATCTGTTCTGATAAGGCAATCATTATATTCAGCCTTTTCTCCGTGAGGACACGGGGCATTATGAGGGTACTCCGCAGCTACGACTTTCACCTTATCATAAATAGAACGAAGCCTGGTATTTAAAGTGCTAATTCTCTTATACAGCTCGCTATTCTCTTTTTCCAAAACGTTATTGCGTTTGTATATTCTATAAGCGGCATTTCCCTCCCATCGTTCGTACTGCTTACGGAAACGATGGTTGGTGTACTTACGGAAGAATTTAGACTTACTGCCCGATTCTATAATAAGGTCAAAGATAAAGCCTGCTATCTTCTCCTTCACCTGTTTCATATTTATCTTCATACGATTATCCTTCTTTGCTACTATTAATAACTAAAGTTTCTCAAGTGAATAAATATCAACTTGCTTGTTTATAAATATACATAT